GCAGAGCCTGTGGGCAACGGCTACGCCCGAGTGGCAACCACCGGCGCTGACTGGTCTCGCGCCGCGGGCGTAATGTCCAACGGCGTTGAGATGGCGTTCCCAGAAGCCACAGGCTCACAGGGCACGTTGACGCACTTTGCTTTGTTCGACGCTGCGACCGCGGGCAACCAAATTACCTATGGCGCTTTGACTGTCGATAAAGCTATTGCGGCTGCGGAGACACTGCGCTTCCCTATTGGAAACCTGACGTTCACTTTGGATTGATCTGATGAGCTCGCTCTACGTCAACAACGACCACCACGTTGAGCTGCGTAAGCTCCGGGAAGCTTCCGGGGCTTTTGTCGCTGGCGCGACTGTCGTAGCTACGATGTATGAGTCGGATGGTGTAACGGAAGTGTTGGGGGTCACTTGGCCCTTAGCACTAAGTTACACCGGTGCCAGAGGAACGTACAAAACCGACCTCCCGGCAAGCGCTACGTTCGAAGGAGGTAAGCGCTACGTGCTGAGAGTAACCGCGACTTACGCTGGCAGGCAGTACCAAGAAGAACTGGTGCTACGTGCTAACAAAAGGCGGAGCCTTGCGACTATCGATGTTTAGCAACTGCGCGACTGACAGAGTTGTGCGCTCTTCGGGCGCCAAAAAATTACTTTGTAACCTTGTCGTCCGGTAATGGAAAAAACAGGCCGCAGCTTATACAAGCGGCCTGTTTTGTACTGACCAGTGTGGAGATAGCGGTATCACCACACTGGGGGCAAGTCATTTAGTTAATACCATAGCTAATCCTCAATGCTTGGGGTACGCCACATTAGGTACACTCAGATCCCAACAGGCACGGCAGCTACCGCATTCGTTGCCTTGGTTCTGAGCAGGACAGGTAACACTTGCTTTGTCCGTAGTCACTGTCGACGTGTTCACGAACCGCAGCGGAGCTGGGCCATCGACCATGGTGCCAGACACGCGGATAACCAGATTGAGAGGGAAGTTTACTACGTCCTTCATATACCTTGCGACTGTAGTCTTCTCTCTGGTCGGTATCCAGAACTTAGTTCCCGGGCAGCGACGCGCTACTTCTGCGATGTTCTCTAAGTGCCACTCCCCCTGCAGATCACCGGCGTCGTGCCAGCGGAAAAACGTCTCTTTTTTGCGTTGAATAAGAAACACCATCGCGTCTACCCAGTGCGGAGAACGAAGCGACTCGAATCTACGCTCCTGAGCGGCTACAACGTTCGGGAACATGTACCGGCCTTTGAGGGCGTAGCAGTCTGAACAGACACTATTGGGTACTTTAACCAGTTCGGCGCCTACCTTGCACCGAGTAGCGGGGATGCCGTATGACAACCCCGGCATTTTGGAGGGCTTACCCAGCCCCCCAACGTATTTTTCAGCTTCTTTTACTGTTCTGAATACCATTCATAATCCTCTCGCGCATGGAGAAACCGGTGCGTAGGGTGTTTGAACTTTTGTTGAATTAAAAAGGCCACCGCTTTTTTGCACAGGGCGTCGCCGTGCTCGGCCATAGCTACAAGTCTTTGATAGACGTGGTTGGGGGAATGCGCTTTTGCTAAAGAAAACAGTTGGGGGATTGTCCCGTTCATTGGGATTACAATCATGAACTTAAGAGCCTGAGCCTCCATGTTGTCATCGTGTGACCAGCGCTGCGTAGGGTCTAAGGTGCCTAGAGTTCCCCCTCTTTCTAACTGGTACCATAGCCACTGCTGATACTTTCTAGCTTCGGCTTCTTCCATCGCTTTCTGGAGTTTCGGGAGCGTCATTTTTTCTAGCCTCCTGAGCTTTGCGCTCGGCGCGTTTTCGTTTTTGCGCTTGTAGAAAATCGTCGATAAGCAGGTAAGTTGCTATCCCCGTAGCAATTAGTGTGTAGCTTGAGGTCACTACTTTAGTGATCTTGAAAACTATTCGGGCAAATGCCATACAGAATCGCCTACTTGAGAATGTACCCACGCGGATACCTCAGCAGTCGTGTGCATACGGGCGACAAAATCCTGAGCTCTAAGCCCTTCGACCCAAGTTACTTCGTCCGTAAGAATGACACCACCGGTGGGGCACCCGACAATGACAGCAACGTTCCGGCCTTCTCTTTTCCGACGGGTCAGCCACTGTAGTTGTAGTGCTGAGAGGTCTGGGATTATCTGTGTATTTGCGCGCTTAGGAAGAGCGGGGATGTACTTGTACTCAACCCACAAGTCGCCTTCGCAACCTGAGTAGAAGACATCCGGGATCCCGCCCTTATAGGGGTTGTTGGTTTTGTCGCTGTACACAAGTGGGATTTTTTTGTGTACGCGACCGATGAATCGATTCTCAGGTTTGGTGTTGGCCACTGAACATCGCCTTGAGGTTGTCTTGCAGGTCTTCGCGAGAGCCGGAGTTGTTCAGCACGAAGTCGGCAGGGTCTATGTCTAATTTGGCTTCGCTGGAATGCTCTTCAACTTCGCGGGCGCGGCCTGTCAGGTGCACGATGCGGCCCCCGGATTCTCGAATCCAATTAGCCTCGTGTTCAAACCGTACGTCCGTCACGATCATACCGACCCCACTCCGTAGGAACCGGTCCTGAGCCATGATGACCCATATGTCACCTCGGACTAAGTTCTGGCCCCACTCAGTGCCGAGAGTCTGCATCAAGCGTCTGGGCGACACGCCAAGCAGCGGAATGACGTCGTCTTTACGAGCGTCCCAGTAGGGGTCATTCAGATCTACACCAATCTGGGCCAGCATGCGTTTGATGGGCGAAGCAAAGCTGTAGGTATAGCCGCCGAGATATGACAGAACAAAGCTTCCTGCCGTGTCCTTGCCGCTACCCGCCGGGCCTGCGATGCCTATTATTGGGAGGGGGCGAGACATCTTTTGTAGATCTCCAGAAGGTGAAGGGTTTGTTGCATCGCATCGTCTAGCGCGTAGTGAGGGGTCCCTTTAAAATTAGGAGCCAAGTCCTTAGCACCGGGCAAGTTTTTCAGGGTTCGAAAACATCGGTCGTTGTAAAACTTCCACGGCGGATTCATATCAGCAGCGGCGTATAGGTTTCGCAGAATCACGTTGTCAAACGCGGCTCCGTTACCCCACATTTTCACGTTGTCAGTGTCTTTACCTGACACCCCCCATACGAAATTTGAGATGTCTCTCAGACCATCGTGCAGATAGTTTACTCGGTTACCAAACCCTTCGTGAAACAGCATCCGTGCTTCTGGCGACTGTTCACTCCACCACTTTTTTGTTGCTGTGGAGATTGTCCGGTCGCAAAATTCTTGCTCGCCCATGCAGTTTTCGCTATTGAGCTCAATATAGAACTCAGCGCCTGTTTCCCCAGTATTGGGGTCGAACGCTACGATACCAACAGACAGCACAAGCGCGTCGCTGCCGGTATCTAGAGTTTCTAGGTCTACCATGAAGTGCTTCATTAAAGCATGCTCCTGACTACAGCTTGGAACAGATAGTCTTTCACTTTCTGCTCTTGATCTAGCTCGTAATAAGGCACGAAACACGGGTGCTCTTTCTTAGCCGGGTCTTTTTTCGGCCCGTACTTCCAGCCGTCGGCACGTTTTTCATCGAGCCAGCTTTCATGGGATTTCTCAGGCGTGGCATCTGGATTGCTTTGTGTGTATTCAACACCGGTTATAGCGCTTTTCTTTTGCCACTCAGGAGCTTCGTCCCAAGGTATCTGGCTGTCATCGCCGATAGCTGTGCAATATGCGCGATTTACTTCGTGGGCAACGCGGGCAATTTTTTTAATGTCCATAATTACACCTCTTCCGATAATTTGCGGTACGCTTCCAAGCGCCAAATTTCTGAGAACGAGTTGTCGTGGCTGATCTTTTTCCCGATTTCGTCGCGCCAGTTACTGGGGTCTATGCACGCAGCAGGTTTGCCGACGACAACAAAACCGTTATCCATGCAGATACCGCAATACATGAACTTTTGTCCGCATAGTACGACGGTTTCATAGCTTACGTTAACAATCCGTGCTTCGATTGAGTCAGCAGTTACTCTGTCGCCAGCGCAACCTTGCTCATCCATCATCTCAGCGACTTTTTCGTGATCTTGTGCCATGAGATTTATCCTTTGAGTTTTAGAATCGACGTGTTCAACTTGTCGACGTGCTTCTGCGTTGCCGCTAGCAGCTTGTCGAGGTTTTTACGGTCACGGGTGTATGTGCGATCAAGCAGCCGACTTTGTTTGTCCTGATCCCTGAGCGAAGAAAGAGCCTCCCGCATCTCTGCGTTCAGCTCCTTGATTCGTTCGTCGTCAGTATCAGTCGGCATGATCACACTGGATTTGCGTGTGGCCATGCCTGCTGCTCCTTAGCGCTTACGTTTAGGTGGCTCGTACTGAGATACATCGGGCTCAGTGACTAGGCGCTTGGTAGCGTCTTCACGGTGCTCGAAGAACAAACCCATCTCTGCGTTTTCCAGCGGTCGAACCACTGAGAACTTAGGCGATGCGTAAGTCAGGTTTTCGTCCAGCCAAACTTTGGTGACCACGCCAATAGGAACGGTCTTGTGCTTGCTAGCCAACGTATTCACATAGCTGTCGTAGTTCTTCAACGACGCCGGCGATACAGTCAGCAACCAGACAGGTGGTGGCTCGTCCGGGGAATCCAGAGCCGTAACAGGAGATACAGCCAGCAAGCGTGTGTTCTTGCACGCTTTGCCTTTACCAACCAGAGCAGAACCGAACTGGTTTTGAAGGCAGGACGCACAAGCATCCGATTGGCGGTCAGGGGAATTGTCAGAAGGCACCAGTGATGTTGGCTCAGGGCCAATAGCAAAGCATGCCGGTGGTTGGGGATTGTCCCGATCATACTGCGAGTCGTAGTACATGTTTGCGGACATGAAGTCCAAGACCACAACCTCGAGCTGCTCACCTTCTCCCCCGTCAGGAGTCAGAATAGTGTGTCCGTTAAAGCGAATGCGGTCACCAGACGGTGCTGCAATGCGCTTAGATATACCGGCAACTTCTTTGGCCATCAGCTCGGCGTAATTGATCGGAAGGTTATCTTGGGTCTTTGCCATCTTTGCGGTCTCTCTATCAGTTATTTTGAGGAGTTGTTAAGGGTCAGCTTACGCTTTACAAAAGGCACAACCCCCGGTATTTTCCCGTCGTGCTCGAACATCTCTCGACATGCCAGCACTGCGGGGCGACGCTCCAACATATGGAAATACTTGTGCTCATGAATGAATTCATAGAACAGGTCCCAGTTCTCCACAGCAGGTACTACGCTCTTGGTAATTGATACAGAAGCAGCTCCGCTGGCAGCTTTAAAAGTGCCGGCTTCATCCATCTGATCAATCAATTCGCACTCCAACTCAGACATTGATTTGGAGATGTCTTTTACTTCTTTTTCTAGGTCCCGCTTCGCTTCTCGAAGCGCGTAAAGCCGATTAATTTTATCACCTATGGTCGACATGTTATATACCTTTCCAACACCGTGGGCATTCAACTTGGGTTACAAAAGCGCCGTTTCGTTTGTCTACATAGCCTGCCCCGTTGCACTCGTTACAGACCTTGCGGGACAGGATACGGTACGCACGTTGGACGCGGTTAAAATCATCGTTGCCGCCTCCGCGGTCCGGATGATGTTTCATAGCGAGCCGCTTATAAGCGAGTCGAGTTTCTTCAGGAGTAGCCGTAACGGGCACCCCTAAAATGTCGTGGTAGATGCTCATTTTGAATATTCTCGCGCGCTGCCGCCAGCTGCGGCTAACGGCAAATCCGGAGCCCAATCAGGTGGAGTAGACATAATCTCGAGCATAGTAGCCAGAGCCCAAGCTGCTTTGTCGTTAGGTACGACAGCGACAATCTCGTCGTGGGTCATCGTGGCTACGCGAATACCCGCGTCGGCTACCTTGAGCATCTGCTCAGCCACTACGTTACGGGCCAAAGCCTGTACAAAGTTCTCAGTCAGCAGCCCACCGTACAGCTTAGACCGGCCATTCTTGTTCGCGTAGGTGACTTCGTTGGCGACAATATCGCCGTACATCTCGACAGCTTCACCTTCCAGCAGCGGATAGTGCAGGAACAAACCGTTGGGCAGGCGGGTATACCACTTGCCATAGTCCAAAGGACCTAAGCTGCCAGTCTTGCCTACGCACATGTTGGTCACTACTTTGTCCGCTTCTTTCCAATACTTGACGATCTTGTGGTTCTTGGTCCGGTAAATCCTGACGATTGCCTTGCACTCGTCCAGTGTCAGATCTACTGGCGGGCCCATGGCGCCTAAGCGCAGAGTCTGCTGTAGTTTGTAAGCCCCCATACCAAACCCAAGACCCAACACACAGACCTTACCGATAAACCGCTGGTCTTTGGTGATCTGGTCTACAGGTACATGGTAGATAGCCGAAGCCATCAGCACGTACACGTCTTCTTTCCTGCGGAACGCGTCCAGAATGTCATTCTGCCCAGCTACCCAAGCCAACATGCGGGCTTCAATCTGAGCGGAGTCGGCCACTACAATCTGATGCCCTGCCGGTGCAATAATAGATTTGCGTAGCTCACCACCACGCACGAAGTTTTGTAGGTTCAGCTTGTTGCCGCCAGACCACCGGTGCGTGTGAGCACCTGAATAGTGTAGTAACACAGGGAGTTTTTGGCCGTCACTACCGGCTTCGATTAAACGCTGGGCCCGAGACTCGCCAATCGTAGATTTTACACGCAGCCGTGCTTCAGCCAGATCACGAATGTTTTCGCGTTCATGGGTCTGCAAAGCTTTAAAGCCGTCGTCTGTTTTAGCGAAAGCAAAAGTTTCTAGGCCCGTAGTAGGGCTAATCTTTGTTGGCGGCTCTACGCCGTGTTTACGTAGCACCATGGCGAACTTGTTGTTGCTCATTAACGAAGCAACTGGGATCTGAGCTTTATTAATTCGGAATTTTTTCTCGGCAATTTCGCGTTCCAGCTCTGCTTGTGCCCGTGGCTCGTCAACTTCAAGAACAGGGTCGCAGAACATCCGTATGGTCAGGTCGACCAGCCGAAACTCGTCATGTGGAAAATGAGGCTCCATGACGTCAAAGATATTGCGCGTATCGTCTGTGTCGTCTATGCAGTATTCGCCGAGCTTTTTCTCTTGGATTTTAGGTAACGTGTAAATGTCCTTGGTGTTAGACAAGGCATCTTTCTTCACCTTACCTTTGAAACCGTGCAGCTTAGCGACGGTATTCAAGTCATGCCGCATGTTTGCCGGGTGCACGCCGCGCGACATAGACAGGCTATCCAGATAGAACCCCGGGATTATGTCGTAGTGCTCAGACAGTATGAAACCGTCGAACGCCGTGTTGTGGCACAGCAGCGCTGTTTTTGACCAGTCAATTGCGCGCAACGCCATAATTACGTTGGCTGCGCCAGCAAACCACTTGGTAGGCAGGTCTCCTTTTTTAATCCCAACGCCGTGAACTTTGAAACGAGGGTCGCGAATGTACTCCGAAACGTTGAGGCTTCCCGAAAGTGTGAAGTCCTTACCGTAGAAAGTTTCAAAATCGAGAGTGACAATTTCATAGTCCACGCTGTTGATCGTGATCATGCAGGGCTCACTTCTTTTGGATGTGTACGACTTGGCCGCGCTTTCTGGCGACGAGAGTTAACTCCCCTTGAGGGGTCTCGTATTCTAAAGTGAAATCGGTTCCCTTTTCTGCATGTTTCACAGCATCGTGCGCACATTGCCACTCTTCGATGGTTTTAATGCCGTGGAGAACTATTTTCATGGTCCGAACACCGATTTCATAAGGTCTAGAAAAGTTAGCTGGCGGGCGTCTTTGTCCATCAGCTTCTGGTACACCGTTTCTTCGATAGTGTTTTTAGCAATAATCACGATTGTTTCAGTGTTGAGTTTTTGAGTAGCCCGGTAAATGCGCCGGTTACCTTGAACAAAGTGCTCAAGGTTGTAGGTAGGGCTCGCCCAGATAGTCGTGGTGCCTTTGGTCAACGTCAGCCCGTGCGCAGCGCTTTGCGGGTGGGCAAGCAGAACTTGGTAAAACCCCGCTTGATATTCGTCGACTGCTTTTTTACGGTCGCTGTCTTTAACGGAGCCGTCGATTAAAACGTACTTTATGCCCCGTCTTTCAAACTCAGCGATTAAGTTATTGCGCTGGTGGATCCAGTTGAAAAATACAATGCTGTGCTTCCGGTCTTCGACAAGCTCACCAACGAGCTCGTAGCGCCCTGTGTCGATGTTTACAAACTGGCCTGTAGGGACGTCACCCTCTAAGTCTGGTTCCGTGTTGTACACTGCGCCAGAGGCTATCTGAAGAAGCTTAGTCGCTACAGAGGCTGCGTTGACAGCGGTTACTATCTCGTTGCTTTGGGTCAGAGCTATGCCTACCCGCTCCATATCCGTATAAGCTCGCCGTTGCTTAGCGCTTAAAGCGTAGTTCACAGAAAACGTGTGGTTCGGCGGAATGCTCAAGCACTCTTCAAACTTGTGCCTGACAGTGATGTCGCTAAGCAACTGAGAAACTGAGAGCTCCGCGCCTTCTTTGTCTTGCCATTTAAGCATATTGGCACTTGGCCCGACTTGTACAGGCTCACATACAGCAGCGCGAAACTGATAAAATGAGGTACCCAGTCGCACACCGTCGTCGATAAGAAACGCCGGATGCCACACATCTACGATAGAGTTTGCGTTTGGCGTGCCTGTCAGTCCTGCACGATACCGGAAGAATTTTTTAATCTTATTTACAGCCTTGGAGCGCTGGCTAGTCTTATGTTTGAACGTCGATATTTCGTCGATAATAAGAGTGTGGAAAGACGCAAAAAATGCCGGTTTCTGTTTGGCTAACCAATTGGCAGCATCGGTATTGGTGATGTAGACATCTGCAGGGACTTGAAAGGCCTTCTCTCGATTTGAGGCCCGGGCCACTGAGCACACTAGCTCGGGTGCAAATTTCTTGATGTCGTCTTCCCATGCCGATTCCAACAGAGTTTTTGGGGCAATTATTAGCGCTTTGCCCGGATCATGTTTGATTCGTTGACGGTAGGCTTCGATCTGCACACGCGTTTTGCCAGTGCCCGGGTCCGAAGTGTCTAAAATACGGTCGCACTTGGCTATGCGGTCAACACTTTGCTGCTGATGCGCAAATAACGGAGGTATTTTAGGCATTTTTTTGGACAACTACGTCGAGCGAAAATACATCATTAGAATTAAGGTGGTAGTTCATATGGGGTCCTGAGATAGTCATAGGGGTATTTATAGCCTCAGACTCGAACTTAATCTTCATACCTTCAAAAAACATAGTCCCATAAATAAAAGGCACTGGTATCTTATATTCTATGTCGTAGGCTAGAGTAACTCCGTGCATAGTATCTATGCGGCAAGTAGCTTCGGTACTAATCAGCCTGACTCTTATTGTTTTGGGCAAAAACGACTCTAGAACTAGCTCCATTGCTTCGCCACCTATCATCGTGTTTAGGGCACCACTTTTTTACGTATCCGCCTACTTCGTAATCTTTACGGACGGACTCGGTGTTCATTCGTGTAGCAATGACGCATCCACATTTGAGAGTGCTCATTTACCCAGTAGCTCAGCAACTTTTTTATCACACGGACTGTCAAGAGCAGGAAAAACTCCAGTCCTAATACAGGCTTCAAACACTTTGAGCATAGTGCGCATTTCGTCGCGCTCGTTTTTAAAGCGCCCCATGTGTCCGCGGTAGCTGGCAGAACGGCGCTTTTCTTGAGCCAGCTCAGCGGCCCTACTGTTTTCTTGGGTTTTGTTCCGGCCTTCTACAGCGTCAGCAATTCGTAATATGGCGCCAAGCTGTACTTGCAAAAGGGATAATCTCCCCGGTTGGTCAGTACCGTAGTTTTTACGGGACTCTTCTTTATAGCTAGTATGTGTCATTTAGGGAACTCCAAAGTTTCTTCGAAAGTCTTTTTCCTGTCAATTCCTCCGCAGCTTGCGATATACAGCATCAGTTCTTTTAAAGGCACGTAACTGTAAACTTCAGGGGCAGGGTCGCCGTACTTACCAAACACGTCGGGTGGTAGTTCTATTTCTGACATAACTTCGACGTGTGTGTAGCTGTCAGAAGCTGCAGCAGGGCGAGAATATATCCAAAGCCCTGCTTGAACAGACAGCCATGAACCATCCATAAGGTACAGTCGCGGCATGCTGAGTATTCTTTCGATTGTCATTACGCCGAAACGGGTTTGCGTAGGTCGCGCACCAAGCATTTTGTCCAAGGACATTGCTTTGAATTCTTCGGGGATAGTGTAATCGTGAATCATTGAATACCTACCTTACAGTGGCCGGTGCCTTTTGGGCCGTACGGGCACCATTTGCAATTGAACATGTTGGGTTTGGCTGGGAACTCAGTGCGGTCGGTAAAAGCATGCCCGCGGCGATCCCATACGGGGAACGTCATCATCCCGCGCTCGCGAGTGTAGGTTGTCTGGGATATGTCATTGGTGTCTAGGTACCACAGTTCTGTGTGGATAGTTTCCAAGTCTGGGTACCGTAGAAACGCAGCCAGCTGGTACAACTGACACTGTTCTGCGTGCTTAATCTCGTTGCCGTATTTTTTGCCAGTCTTGTAGTCAATAACAACGGCTTCAGTAGGGTTTAGAAACACCAGTGCGTCGAGCTTAATACGGGCCCATGCGTCACGAGAACGCCACTCGACAGGTTCCCAGTCTTTGTTAAAGCCCCACTCGCCTTCCAGAGAGACTTTGCCGTCTTTGTACAACGCGCTAAGCACTTGAAACTCAGGTGCGTAGTTCTCCATTTCAGGCAAAAACAACCCAGTGCCTTGAACATACAGCTCGGCGCCGTTATGGACTCGGTTACCACGCTCATTGGCTTGTTCAGTTTTCCCGGGCGGTAGGTCTCGTTGAGGTTCTGGAATTCTGTCAGCGAACGCCAGCCGCGCACGGTACGGGCACTGCTCGCCTATGATCAGACGAGAAAAACTCCAAGCCGATAAACGTGACATAAAAATCTCCGCAAAAAGAGAAGTTATGATATCACAAGGAGTTTTCTAAGGCTTCTCTTGCTTGCTCCTGAGTTATTTTCCTGTAGAAATCAGCTCCGTACGCTTGCCGCATTGCCGGTTTTATACGGATTAGCGCGGCTTCAAAGTCCTGATATTTTCGCATTGGGGGCGTTTCATTGTATTCCTTGAGTCTTTTGTTTACGCGAGCGGTGGTGTCTTTTATGAAAGTAGTTACGTGGGCTTCCAAATTTGCATGGTCAAGAAAAGCCGATTCTTGCTGAGGGCGTAAAAACTCTGTGTGTATTTGATGAAACCCAATAACAGCGGCCAGCGAATCTAAGGACTCAGTTTCTGCGTTAACTAACAGCTTTAAAGCGTGCGAAGCCACGCTCTGCGAATACCCGCCGTGAAAATAAGACCCTAGATACGACGATCTAGCGACTAGCTCTCGTAGCGAATTTTGGTTACCCTCGCTAGAACGCCCTGCAACTATGTTTTTAGCCAGAGTTTCTGGCGTCATTGAAAAACTTGCGCCTAGTTTGGCCCGAGTTTTGAGCATGTGGCGTTTTTCACGGATCAGTTTGTTCAGCGCTTTTCGCTTTTCAGGGTCGTAATCCAGTATTTGAGGAGCTGCAACTGCTGTAAAACCAACGCCCCACTCATAAGTAGCGGGGAATGGAGTCACTACTTGGTGGTTGTCGCTGGCTTGTACTTTTAGCCCTGAACTAAAAGGGGTCCCTGAAAGTGAACGTACGACAATATTGAACACGTTTAAAATAACGTCGCCGTGCAGCTGAGTAAAATACTTTGTCATTACAAAACGTTCTGGCGTAATTATAGCCAAAATAAGTGAGTTTTCAGGGACAAAACCCGCCTTGTCAAAAACTTGACGCATAGTGTGTGCTGGGCGGTAACAAGTCAGGACGTTTGCGCTCGCATCGTAATGCAGGTACTCAGAGCTCCCAATCTTTTTGCCTTTTTTCTGAACGCCGGCACGGGACGCGATCTTTTTTAGCTGTTCGAATGAATGAATCATGTAAACCTCGTTTATTCTGGCGTGCTTTGTAAGCTGTCAGGATGAACTGCAAATGCAGCAACTGCTGCGCTACGAAGATGCCCTCGAATTGCTTCAAGTTTTTCTTCAAGTGTTGTGATGCGAGCGTCACGCCAATCAGGCATTTTTTCTGCTTTAAAAGCAGTCTCTACAGACTCGTCACTTACGTAAGACAGTTCCGAAAACCCAGAAAGTGAGTACCCAATTAACTGCGCAAACTGTTCGCGGTCTTCGTTAGAAAAGTCTTCACGCGCCAAATCATTAAGGTCTTTTCCGCCATTATCCAGCAGCCATCTGACCATATCGTTTTTTACAAAACGATTGTCTTCCACTTTTTGCATAGGGTGTTTCATGTAAACCTCGTTTTAGCAGTCGAACCAATAGATAACTCGGTAATTGTTGATAGTTTCTGGGCTGAACCCTTCTTGGTGCACAGACAAAGGCAGATTTTGCAATTTACGCTGGGCAGTTAGCCCAGCTGGCTGAGTAGCATGGGCGTGGGCGTTGAAAAAATCTTCTAAGGAGCAATGCCCTAAGCTGTGAGAATCCCCGTCGCAGGTAGCCTCAACAGCTAATTCAGTAGCTTGGTCAGGCAAACCCGGCGTGCCAAAAGGCCCGTGTACAGGTGATCTACGCACATCGGCTAGTTCCCCAAAAAAGTTGTAATCCCTGTCAGAAAAGTTGTCCCAAAACTCACAATGAGTATCGGGCACAGCTTTATCTGGAAACCCCGGAAGATGCTGGCCGTAGCGCCCATCAGAGGCGTAAATTTTCACGTATTTGTTTTGGTATTCGTGCTTACCTTCGATAACAAAATGAATGTCGCAGCCCACGTCGAGTTACTCCTTATTTTGCAATGATCAAATGCTCACCGATAGGCGGCACAACGTCGTAGTTGTCGATGCACCACATGGTTGGAAAGTCAGGCTCGTCAGGAAACGGTCCGTAGCCGTCTGTCAGATAAACGGCGCACTTAGGCACGATGTTATTGTCCTCTAGCCACTTAAACGGTGGCCGGAAGTCAGTGCCGCCGCCGCCGTGCAGCTTGAACTTAATGTCGTCGTCCGGACCAAACTGGTCAACATGCTGGACTCGTGCATCGCAGTAAATCACGTAGGTGGTCACGGGACGCAGCTCGCGAATAACACCAAGTGCCTCGGAAGCGAATACGTCGAGCTCTTCCTGACCAACGGAACAGGAAGTGTCGATCATAATGGCTATGTCACCGGTGCCTTCGGACTCACGGCTTGGCAAATACAAGCCTTGTGAGATAAACCGGCGATTGCCACGGCGCCAAGAGAAGTCGTCGTTGGCCCGCTCGGTCATAAAGCGACGCAGAATGTCTTTCCACGGCAATATAGGCTCGAAAATATCCTGCATCATGCGCTCGATGTCCGCCGGCAGGTTACCGGCTTGCTTAGCGACGTGAGCAGCTTGAGCTACTGCAGTCTTCCACTCGGATTCTTCGGCGCGCTGCTGTGATTGCGTACCTCCCGAGTTCTGGCTTTCTGGGCTGTCGTTTACTCCGCCGTCGTCGCCTTGACCCTGGCCCTGGCCTTGGCCATCGCCTTCGCCTTCGCCTTCGCCTTTACCGTCGCCCTTATCGTCATTGTCTTCTACAGGGATGAGCGTGTAGATGTGCTCGGCGGTCATGCCCCGGTATTGAGCGTCGTTGTATTTACCGGTGGGCAAGTCGAACCCAGCATCTGTTAACAGGCCGTTGATTGAATGGTCGCATGCCTCGTTCCAGCGCTTCTTGTCGCGCGCTCCACGGCGTGTATGGTGGAGCATGGCCGGATGCATGACCAGATGCGCGACCATGCCAGTAACCTTGCTGAGGGGCGCCTTATTTACCCATTCTGGGTTATAACGAATGATCTGGCCGTCTGTGTCGCCATGCTCAACGTCAGTGGACTCTTCCAGCTTCATACGAAGTGCCAGAGAGCCAAAGAACGGTTGGGCCATGATCAGGTTAGCCCGGGCTTTTGCCATCTTTGTGTTAATCGCCATGTTTTACTCCAGAATTTGCCAGTATTACGTTGAGTTTGTCAGCTATTTCTCTACGAAACGTAGAGCTAAGCCGAATTTTGTCAGCGCTTACGTCCTGCATAGTGCTGATCACTGCGTTGGCCAAGAATGTGACTTCTGGGTCATCGTTGATGTTCAGGTCGTTGGCCAGATTAGCCATGTCAGGAACAGCTGTGACAGTCGTTTCAAAAACGCTACGCGATGGTGTTTTCAAAGCTTGATGCAATAGCTGAACACGGTCGCGTATCCGCGTAATCAAAGCTTGTGACGCCTTATCCATCGCAGAGCCAACTGACGCTCGTGCCTGTTCACGCAGAGCTTCCATATCGTTTTCGGACACGCTGTCGATTCGAAAATCCTCAACTTCTGGGAACGGGGTAATATTGAGCTCAACACCAAAGTGGTTTTTAAGTCCCTGCTGACTAGGGTACTGAGTCTCGTCAAACAAGCCTTTCTTGGACTGCTTGGCGTGCTCAACCCAACGTGGATAATTATCGACAAACAACTGCACTGAGCGGTCGAAATCATCACGGAGAGAGCTGAGCTGAGTCATAAATTTCAGGTATGACTTTGAAGGTAGAACTCGGATGCCGTTGTCTTGCCACGGCAACGTGTTTTTGCTGATAAAGTCTCGGATATCCCGGGCGTTTCTGCGGATCGCTTGAAAAGCTGCCGGGGGCAGTAGATTCTTGACGTAAGAATCGTAGGTGTCTTGAACACCGTATTTTGCGGCTACTTCATTCGCTACGTTGTCGTCGACATAGCGTCCGCGCCACTGACTGATAGTCACATGGACGAGGACGGCTCGGTTATTTAGTGCCATAAATCATCCGCTCCTTAGCTAAGCTAGCTTTTATAGAATCGTCGATGTTGATTTCTTGAACGATGTTTTTTCGTTTTTCTGTAACCTCGCGGTGTTTGCGTACAACGTATTCCGGCATAAAATCTATGGCAGAAGGCCACAGCTCGAGCACTTGGCGCAGTGTGCTGCACTTATTCATTACGCCAGCACACAAGGTTTCTTGTAGATTGGCGTATTCGTCGTTGATCGATTTTACCCGCGCAAAAATCTTTTCCATGTGCGCGTAGAGTTCCGGATATTTGTCCTCAGTAACCCTTACGTCTGGCTGAAAATAAGTCGCCGAATATTTTTGGGGGACGTAAACACTTTCATGGAGCACAACCTGAATGCTGCCGGAACCTGTGCGGAGCCCAAAATTCTTCCGTGAAAAAACCCAGTCGTAGTGCTCCGGATCGCTTTTGCTTATTTCATTGACCGCAGTTTCTACTACGTCAAAAAGCATTTCTTTTTTGACTGCTGCTGTACACAACGCGACGTCTAAGCTGGCTATTTGAGTTGCCACTCGACTGGCCCGCATGTGTTCAAATTTCTGTCTTACATGCTGCTTTATATGTTGTGAAATCCTGACAGTTGCCATGATCACCATCCTTTTAATTTACGGGCGGATAAGACTTTCAATGCTTTCTGAGAAAGTAAGCAGCCTTGATCCGCAGTTGCTTGGATAACTTCAAAAAGCTTGTCTTGGGTTTGGTAAGGCCCATATCTACCGCGAATCCAAGATCCGCCATCAAGGGCCCATGCATAGTTTTTTCTTACCGCCAGCTCGTTATAAGCACCCATCCATCGAGGTTCCATAAACGCCCGGTAGTGGAGATCACTATCCGGGGCTTTCTGTTCGAGATGGATCAGAACACCAAGGATGGTGTAGAAAGGGCCATTAAATCTAAGCGAAAAAGCGCCGTTCGAAAGCTGCCAGCCTTCGCTGTAGGCTAGCGCTTTATCCTCTTCTGTCCATTTCATGGCGGACTCAGTACATGATGTGGGCGTTCTTCAGTGACCAGTCTGTGAAAGCGCGTGTCTCGCTAAGGGATTCATCACGGGTGACGACGTCTTTCATGAGCAGCACTTGGAACTCAGCAGGCATGCGACCGGTGTACTGGACCACACGCTCCATGTTGTCTTCGGTTGCTTTGGACGCAAGGCCAGTAGCCATTGCATAAAGCATTGCGGGCTCTTCAGGTACTGGCGCTTTGCCGGGGTTCATCAGGACGGTGTCCAGATTGGGCAGGTTGCGGTGGTACTTCATGTAGCCAATGAACTCGGCGGCTGCGCCTTCGCCAATAATGCCTGAGTACAGCTCGTGCTCAATAGAGGGGTCAGGGCCAGCCTGCACAATATTGGACAGGAACTCGTACGAGCGCGGAGTAGCGAATGCCTGAGCATCTTTCAGACGCTGCATGCGATCACGCTCTTCTTTTGAGTCGTTACGCGCCTCAAATTCGTTGAGCAACAATGGACGGAAACGGATGAAACCAATGATCTCGGTTGCAACGTTGGACTTAAGCGCCCAAGTGCACCAGTCGTCGTTGCTAACTTCGAAGTTCAAGTGAACGAACCGGTTTTTCAAAGCAGTCGACATCTGGTTAACGATTGCGCGGTCGGACGTACGGTTACCAGCAGCTACGATGGTCCAGCCGTCTGGGAGCTCATAATCACCGAGCTTACGATCAAGCACCAGCTGGTATGCAGCAGCTTGGGTTGCCTGAGCAGCTGAGTTGATCTCGTCAAGAAACAAAATGCCGCGGCCTGAAGTAGGCAGGAAGTCGGGCACGTTCCAGATGGTCTTGCGGGTCTTGTTGTCGACGCTGGGCACACCACGCAAGTCAACTGGGTCAAGCTGGCTCAGCCGTAGATCGATCATTTCCATGTTGTGCTTGTCGGCTACCTGTTTGACGATCTGAGACTTACCAACGCCCGGGGATCCGTGGATCATGGCTGGTTGGTTGGTACGTACACAAACATCAAGAGCGGCGACTAATTGGGTAGGATGCATTTCATATCTCCGTGCATTTTAAGCATTTTGGGGGGTTTAGTGGGTGTAATTAACGTGATCTGGGCCGGGCGACACAATGTAACGAAGAGGCGGCGTTTCTTCGTGGTCATTCAGTTCGCGGCGCTTCATTTTTGCGATCTGTTTGTCTGCAAAATAGAGCCCGGGAACTGGGCGCTTGGTTTTGGTATCCGTAATTTGAAACAATCGTTTTTGTTCCATAATGAAGCCTGTTAGTGAGTGGTGGGTTTTAGTTCTTTGATCATCGTGATCAAATGCGGTGCAAGCTCTGCAATGGTCACGTCTACGTTGAACGATTGCTTTACTAGTTGCTGGACCATTGTCGCAACAAGGTGCAGACCTTCGTCGCGGTTTTCTTTTATGAACCCAGATAGGAATTCGCTAAGCAGATTTGTCATTTGCTCTGCATCACCGTCGGCGATGTTTGACGCGTGAATTCCCATGGGCTTGCCTTCATCGTCGAGGGCAATTTTACCTCCGAGCAATACAAGCAGATCGATTTCGCCTTGCTCTACACGGGCGGCAAAATCTTTAAAGCTGGCTTTGGTATCTTTTTCTAAGCTCATAACGCGTTCCTCAGTGCTTGGTGATTTTATCGAGCATGTTTTTGACTGTGTCTTTAACACTGTCGCCGCCAACTTTTTCTCCTTTGTTATTTCTAGTTTGGTCGATGGCATGCGCCATAACTAGAAGAAATACTGGGTCTTCTTTGATCAGGCGAACTAACGCGTTAGCTAGTTCTTCATGCAGATCTTCTTTTTCTCCACCAGCTAAAAACGCAGTGTTTTTCTCTGTAGAGACCAAGATAAAAGCGGATTTAATCTCTTCTCCTTCTACTTTGTTAAGCATTTCTGTTATTTCTTTACGTAAGTTCATAAGTCACCTGTTGAATTGATTTCGATGTGTCGGCGTCTAGCTTCTTGCATCATTTGGTTTAAAAAATGCTCTTGCGGGTGAGCGCGCCCTTCGTTCCTAAATTTGTAAGTACTGCAGGTTCTAGACAGGCTATAAATTTGTGCGACGAGGGTCGGGTTGGACATTTTCGTTACGTCTGGCAAGCTCCTCCTCCATTACTTGAAGTGTTAGAAAAGACAGGCTTGTTTCTCCTGTCTGCAGTCTCACTCGCATTATTTGTTGTCTAAGATCCCTTACTACCATGTTGAGGTGTGAGTTAGTCAGGTCTTTAACCTTGAACATTGAGACCTTGTTTTGGACATCTACAGATCGCCATGCTAAATCTCTCATATCTAATTCTTCAGGTACTTTTACACCGAGAACAGCTTTGTATTCATCTATTCTGCGCAAAGCTTTTCCGAGTTCTTTTTGTAAACATACGTTTTTTCTTTGGAGAGCAGCGTTGGCATATTCCAAGTTGTTTAAGTAAAAACTCAGCTCGTCGGCGCTTTGATTAGTAAAAACACGGTAGATTGGTGTGAAGAATATGTTTGTTTCATTGCCGGTTTTTTCTGCTGTGTAGCTTCTTATGTTATGACGCTTCACACATAAGAAGTGGCGTTCTTCTCCGTCCCACCGGCCTAATTCACCCCTTCCGTTTCGATAATACGCGCCGTGCTTTAGTTCTCTTACATCAATCATTTTTAGGGGTCCTGTTCCAGATAAAACGTTTACCAAAGATCTGGATTCCGACAGTTTCTACGCGGTAAATCTCTATACATTTTTCAGGGTCCGGGTGTTTGTCAGCCCGACGCTGCATTTCTTTTGCAGAGATTCCGGGATCTTTGAGCATTGTGTAGCGATGTCCTTCTTCTAGATTATGCACGTAGATTCTTAGCACAGTACGCAAAACAGAGCTTTGTTCTTTGTTTAGCGCCCACCGTGCTGTTGTGTCAGCAAGCAAAGCGCTAATGAAACACAGCACAAAGAAAGCTAGCAATGAGTCTTCGGGAAGAAGCACCCAGATCAAGGCGCATACAGATATGTGGAGAGTCCACTCTAAGACTTTGGCGTAGAGCTTCATATTTTGTCTACCTCTTTGAGTGCGCCGGCTAGCCAAATAGGGTCTGCTTTCCAAGCGACGTCGATACCACGCACGTTGCGGTTGTCTTTCCATACTTGAGTCAGGTGAACTCTGTGGTGTTTGAGCAACGCTGTGAACTTATGCGGGCTTTGCGGCATGTTGCCTATGCACCAGTCCAGAAGAACAAACAGGTCGTCTCGAGTCAGCACAGCGGGCTGATCTTCTATGATCTCTTTCATCAAGACTTTGAAGCCCTCGACTTTCATGGTCGACAGGGCGTTCATTTCTTTGTTGTTCGTTGGCAAGTGGTCCCACAAGAACTGCATGTCGCCGGCGTACAACGCGTCAACGACTGTGTCGATGGCTGTGCGGTTGATGTCGATGAGCATTTTGCGCGCGTCGCTGATTAGCGGCTTGCGTGCTTTATCTGGGTTAGCTTTAAAATTCATTAGCCAGCGGTAAAATGTAGCGAGCTCCCGCGGAATCTTGTCGTCTACTTCTGTGGCTGTCAGGCTGATCGGGTCGTTCTGATACGGAGCGACGTTAAAACGTCTGTCGTCCGGAGCTACTTCCACTGGACCCGGTTTGTTCGAAGCAAAGATCATACTGGAGAAGTTTTCAGCCATGTACGGCGGAGAGTACATTTTGCGTATGGAAATCGTCGGCTCGACGATCAGGTTTTTTAGCTTCGCCGTGATCTTGTTGTGGTACAGACTTTTGCCAGCTTCGATCTCGTCTATAAACACCAAGAATTTGTTTTCCATGAATCCTGTGAACTCACTGTCTAGCTCGTCCATGCGCTTAGACACGACGTTAGGCTCGTTGAGCAAGGGCGTCAGTATGTTGTGGAACAGAACCCCCTTGCCTGTACCTTGGGTGCCTTGCCATACCCATGCAGTCCCTGTGCGGGTCTTGAACTGCACAATAACGGCAAGCCAGTTTAGGAAATGGTCAATGGTTCTCTGATCGTGGCCCATAACATGCTCGATGACGTACTTGATTGTCGACGGTATGTTCTTGGGCTTGGCGGGCGCCAGTGCTTCAAACTCACTGGGCGCGTACATGTTCAGCTCGTGCTTGTCAGCGTCTACGACTTTGGCAGAGTGTGGGTTCCAGATTAGGTCCCAGTCAGGTACACACTCGCCGAGAGGCTGGCCGTGCTGCTTCATAAAGTGCCTGAGCTGGGACTCGGACTTGGCCATGGCCAGAACTAATTTCTCAGTGCCTGTGTCGTAAGTCCCGTTGTAATAGTTGCTCGAACGAAAATCTCTGAAGGCCAGATAAATCAGGCCTTTTGAATTTGGGGCGTAGTTTGCTGTCTGCTGCTTGAGCTGAGCCCAGTAGTCGGGTAACAGCTCTTCGGTACGGTAGACAGGTTCGCCTTTGAAGTTGTACACATAGTCGGGGTTATTCTCCGGATGGTAGTAAGCCCATGAATCTCCTCCGTTAAGGTTGAAGTACACAAATCCGCGCTCTACCCTGACATCGGTCACGGTCGAGGCATCTGGATTGGCCATGTATTCCACAGTTCCGGCAAATTTGTACTTCGTGACTTTGCGCTTGGGCATGCCCGTCGCTACTCGGATCTCGTTTACCCGGGCGTCGATCCGTTGTCGCAAAGCGTCGCGCGTCGGGATTGGATAGGGCACTTTGAGCCTGCGGCTCTTCTTTTTTACAAACTGGATCCGCTGGTTTCCGGGGAACGGGTCGGTAATTCCTTTCCCGATTTGAGGCGGTGCGATATACAACAGCTTGTCGTTTTGACATGTGGTAATGTCCAGCGGGAATTTAAGGGCGTTCCCTGTTTTGGTTAGCTCAAGCTGGTTGCTCATGGCGACGATTGAAAGATTGAGGTCCATGAGCCAGTGTTTCAGCAACTGTGGATGCTGGGGCTGGGCTAGAAGCATGAATATGTGGCAGCGAAACCCAGCGTTGGCTTCTATGCCCATGCTAGAAGACCACTGCAGAATGTAGTCCACTTCTTGGCAGCCGATGGCAGTGAGGAATAAGTCGACGGTCTGGAAGTTGTCTACGCCGTCGAGATCCAGACAGATCCAGTCGGTTTTTTCGTCTGGGTTTGTGGAGCCGGCGCGGGATTCTTTGACAAGGGGCCTAGCAATATTGCCCTTGAGCATGCAGTTACCAAGCGCTGCATGCTTTTTCATGGCGACTTCAAGGTGGGCTAAATCGGACACAGTTTCGACGTGGCTAGAAACTTCGTAAACGAACGGGTAGCTGTGCTTTTCTAGGTCTCCATTGCTGTCTAATTCGTATCTTTTTACTATGGCTTTTTCTGCAGACAGAAATACATAGTCCATACAATGAACCCCCTAGAAAATTTTTACCGCGGTCGATAAGCTTACGCTTGTGATATCAGCTGTGCCAGATAATTATGCGCTCTGCCTCAGTCGGCATGGCTCTGGCGATTCGGCTGAGAGTAGACAGCGTAGGGTTGTGCTCTCCACGTTCGATCTTAGATAGGGCCGATACGGGGATTCCCGTTGCGTCGCTAAGATCTTGAAGCGTAAGGCTAAGAGCTTCTCGAGCGCTTTTTATTCTGAGGTGGTACATTGCTAATCTCCGGAGGAAATTTGTTTTTTGCGGATAGCGAGTTCTTCAGGGGTTTTGTGTTTGAACAGCATAGTGTTATGGCCTTTCAAATACATGGCCGTGTCACAAGCCCAAACTACAGATACGAAAATCCAAAAACCTAACATAAGGTCCCTCCTAGTTTTTTTACTAGTTTACGAACTAGTTTATTGGCTCCCCCTTCTCTTAACGATACTACTTGGCTGTACAGGTTTTGGGGGAGCGCTGGATGAGTAAACTCGCTTCTATTTAAAGCGATTGGGTATTCTCTCTCTATTACCCCATAAAAAAGAGCGCAAGGGGTACTAAAACCCGGGCTGGTGCCATGTAGAAGCGCTTCGTTGGTATGGTCTTCTGGTGGTTTCTGCTTTTTGAGGCAGTTCTCTGACCATACGTTTCTGTTTTCTCTGCCTTTAGAAGCTATCCCTACCAGTACTCGATACCTGCACCCTGCGCAGGTAAAATTCTCGCCTTTGAGGCGGCGAGGTATAAGTTCTTGCGCAGTCTGCATTTCCATTTTCGCTATTCCTCGTCGTAAGAAACAATTCCTACTACTGTCGCTTTTTGTGTTGGGACCAGCCTACGCAACATTTTCCGAGTGCCTTTTTCGTCCAGCCCAACCAGCTCTAAGCTCATGGTTTTAGCAGGGATTGCAGTATGACTAATTTTTATACTGCAGTGTTCTTCTGATTCTGGCGAACCATAAAAAAGTCTGCATGGCGTTTCAAAATCAATGCTAGGTTCTGATAACGTACCTATTTTAGAATGATCAGCAGGCAGTTTCCGTCCTTTTAAGCAATTTTCTGTCCACACTGAGTCTTCTTTTGAGTCTTCTTTTGAGTCTTCTTCCGACGAAATTAAGCCTAAAAGCACCCTGTACCGGCATCCTGAGCAAGTAAAAGTCTCGCCTTTAAGGCGCGCCGCTGTAAGTTGCTGAGCAGTTCGCATTTTCATGGCTTACGTCCCTGAAGTAAAAGGTGACTCGGTTTTTGTTTTCTTTTCTGGCTGGTGCCATGTGTCTGTGGTTTTGGGCTCTAGTGCGAGCTGCTGTACGCGTTCAAAGACATGGAATACCAAACTATCGTTTTCAATCAGCGCTGTGCCGACGTATTTCAGGTTTTCGGAGTTATTGATACGGTGCCCGGTACCGTGCACTTGGAAAAAGCGCTTTTCTTTTGGAGCGTCTGGGTCTACAAGAGCCCAGATATACAGTTGGTTGTACTGGCTCTTAGCACTAAGCACCTTAGCGCCTTGAGGCATGTCGAAGGCTGCGTTTTGGGACAGTCTGTACTTCCAGATTTCTTTAGTATTCTCCATCTTTGATCCCCTTGAGGCCTTTCATGTTTCGGGAAGCGGCAAACGGTAAAACAGCGTCGGTATAAGCTTCCCGAACATCGAGCGCATAAATTTGCCCTTGCTTGTTACTAGGGCGGTATATTCTGTAATCGTCTCCTCTGTCTACTGCTACTGAACGCCCTTTGAATAATGGGCAGATGTGCTTAAATACAGGCGACGTTGCACTTAGCGATTCAAAATCGTTGTGGCTTTGTGGAGGGTGTGTTTCTTTTACGCAATTCTCCGTCCATTCGGCTTCTTGCATTAAAAGCACCCGATACACACACCCTGCACAGGTCACGTTTTTGCCTTGCAGCTTGTCACTGGCAATCTGCGCGTAGCTTTTTAGCTTTTGCATGGTTATTTAGCAAGCTCCGCGGCGTACTCCAATAAGAACAGCTTAGGGGCAAGCCAGATCTGGAGAGGGATCATAAAATCCAATATGTATGCGAGGCTGACGATAGTTGCCCCAAATTGAACAACGCTTAGTACGAGGCAAACTTCGTGCAGGTCGCCTCGAATGTTTCTGATTAGCGTTTCAACAAAACGGGGGTGGTCTTTTGTGCTGTCGGGGGCAGGAGTTTTCTTCCAACCAAAGCGCCACGCTGCCCAGAAAGTCAGGACTAATAGGAAAAGGCCAAAGAGCCCGCTTACTATTCCTTCTACAACGCTCCACATCAGTAGTTGTTGGATGACGTCTGGAATCTGCTCGCTGCCGAAAGTCACGGTTTGGTCGATGCCGTTGTTGAGTTTGTCGAGGAACTCTTTTAATGCGTTTTCAGTTGCTGGGTTCATGACGTCGTCTCCAGTAGTTCATTTGCTAGCGCGTAGAGCATGATCTCTGATGCGCGGTCGCTGTTTAGCCTCGCTACGTAGAATCCAATGCCAGCGGCTTCGATTGTTATTCTGCTTTCTGATTCGCGCGTAATTTTCCAGCCTTTGGGGATGGCGCTTTTGGCAGCTAGCTTTTGGTCGCACTGGACGCACGGGGCTACGTTATGGTGTCCGCATAACATTTTTCTTTCCCCTGATGTGTGGCTAAGCGCGCTGTCTAGAGAGATTGCTTTACGCTCTGCATATCCAGCGGCGACTCGCAAAGTAGCGGCAGTATCTGATTTATAGCTCCCGCATTCATCGGAAAGCCTGATAATTCCTTTCGCTGTTTCCCTCACCGCATCAGCTTTCTGCCGCAATAACCATGCGGTAGACGAATTTTTGCTAAGCGCGTTGCCCATACGGCACAACGAGGCGTAGTTTTCTTCTGTGTTGGCGTCTGCTTGGATGATGTCGACAGCGTCTTTTAAAGCTATTGTTAGCTCGTGCAGCTTGTAATTAACACCGAGCTGCATGCCGAACTCGTGCGGGTCATGGTCGATCTTCCAATCTGCGCACATCGATGTAAGCCATTCGTTATGCTGGCTAACGGCTAAGTGCCACGGTGTCCAGTAGCCGTTGTCTGTCGGAACGGCTATATTTTGGTCGATGTTGTATCTAGGTAACTTGGGCATATTTCTATTACTCCTCTCGGGAAATATTGCATGTCTGGCTCCTCGGAATACAGGAAGCAGAACTTAGGGCCGAAGAGCTCGAAGGCGATTTTTCTAGCGTCTTCGTAGCTTGAAGCCGGGAAGCTGGCTACTGAGTCTTTGTCGAATACCTGCTTACCGACTTCGTGTCTGTGCACTTGGCCGAACGTTACGTAGTACATAACCGTTCCATTTTAAGGCTGCTGATTAGAAGATTTTGTTGAATCTGAGTGACTACGACGTAGATAAGTAGCGTTTGGATTACCTGTAGCTCAGTGCCGAAAAACACCATGAAGGCTAAAGATAAAAGAGAGATTGCTTGCAGGATAAGTACAAAGGTTTTCATTACACATACCCCGAGTATTTTCCTAGGTCCTGTTCGGCATAACACCCGAAACAGACGAGTAATAGAAGCACTGCAGTTAGGACTGCATAGCCCCACCCTGCTTGAAAAGCGACAAGGGCTATAACGGATAAGAAGGCCAGTCGGCCAACCCAAAGAAAAATTTTTAATAGGCGGTTACTCATCAGGGCATTCTCCTTTGTAAGGTGGCCAGCCGTACTCGCCTGAGGTTTCGTGGTGGATCTGTACCATTTCGCAGTACAGGTCGTGCTCAGAGGCTGGGTCCGGAGCAAGCGTGAGGCCAAGCACTACGAAACCTAGGACTGCGAGGATAAGTGGCATACTAAGCCCTCTATTTCTGTCGATTTGAGATCCGATGCGTAGATTAGAACGGCTTGCCCAACAGCTCGGTAAACTGCTCTTGGGTGCCGCTGTTCAAAAAGTGGGCATGAGGACGTGTCTGTTTTTCGCTCGCAAGTTTGCGTACAGAAGTATTTTGGGGAGTTTTTGTTTTTGATGACAGCTGCCCAGTAGTTCCTTTGAGCTTAGCGACCGCTGCTTTTGTGGTGTTCATACAAGGCTCCAAGATCTGAGTCACTAAGTTCTGGGGAGTGGAAGAATGCGCGGGACTCTTTTCGCCCGTGCACCCATTTTTGCCTGCCGTTTATAAGACCCTCAAAATCTGAGCACAAAGTCTTGTCAGTTTTAAGTTCTAAGTGCTTTGCGCAGTAAGCGATCAGGCTTGGGCGCACTCCTTTCTCATGTTTTGAGATCGTTTGCGCATGATATTTACAGTCGCGGCAGTCGATTTTGGCGCCTTTTAGCTTCGCTACGAGGGCTTTTTCGAGGTTCATAGGGCAAAAACCGTAGTTTGGAGGGCTATTTTGCTCTGTTTTAGGCCCTTTTTTAGGGGTAAAAACAGGATTCACTTTTTGAGCACCGATATCGGCATTTTCGACTTGTCTTATAAGACAAACCCGATTTGGGGTCCAGTTTGCTAGGGTTGCTAGGATTGCTAGGAAATAACCCTTACTTTTCAGTCTTCTAGCAAACCTAACTACTATTACTATAAAAAAACTATTTTCTTTTTTTTTTTTTTTTGTTTTATAAGACAATAGGTTTAGCTTTATAGGACAACATTTTTTTTTATAAGTGGTAGAGTTTGCTTAAAATTTTGCTAGGGTTGCTAGAGTGTTGATTTGTAACGATTAATTCCTAGCAATCCTAGCAACCTGAGAAAAAGGTGTTTAGAATCAAGTAGTAAGGTCGCTAGGAATATAGGAAGCTACATAAATTCGTCAGGTTCGGCGATGATCAGCACGTTGAGCATTGTTAGGGACGACAACTTGCACATCGTCTGCGTAGTTTTTTGGGTGCGTTCATGTATACTCTCCTTCTGATATCACTTAGAGATGTTTTTTATGCCTAGACCTAAGCCTGATGGATGGAAGTTGCGATACGCAGACCCCCGTAGTCAAAAGCGGTTGCTAATCAGCTTGCCTCAGGGAATGTTTGACGATGCCCATGCCGTGTCCAAGGAACTTGGTATCTCTGCTGCTGAATTATTCAGAGTGGCTGTTACTAAGGAGATGGTTCGCCTTGCAGCTGAAAACTCTTTTCGGTTGGAAGGGACTGGGAGATAGTGCCCATGCCCTCCTGGCTCTTGGCTGTTAAAACCCACCGTGGTGTGCCGCGGTGGGTTTTGTTCTATGGCGCGCTCTAGCTTCTGGCTTGGCACGCACTTGGGTGGATGTCGGGGTGGCTCTGTTACATGGTGTTCTCCTTTGTTGCCTGATAGAACAAAAATAGCCCCACCGGTATTAACCGGCAGGGCCTGAAGTTACGCTACGTCTGCAAGGGTGCGAACATTGCGTCCGGCCTCCATTGCTTCTCCTATCTCGGCTCTGTGCTCTTTTTCAAGACGGTCTACGTTAGCAGACATTAACTTTATACCCTCTTCGAACAGTGGGATGTTCCCCAACTCTGTTAGCTTGCGGCTTCTCAACGCCCGCTCAAGCGACTTGTTCTTCGCTTTGCCGAGGCCTTCAACGATCTTGACGGCCAGTTGGTGCTGGGAGATAACGTCTATCTCTTCGTCAGGGGTGTTTATGTACTCCACGTTTTTCTTCCGCTTCTCACCGAAACCTTCGAACGTCTGAAGTATTTCGGGCTTTTGTTCTGTTAGCTGCTCACGTTCCTGACGCTCCTGCGCCTCTTGGAATGTTTTGATGGTGGCCAGATCAGTACCTGCGGCATCCGCTAACGCTTGTAAAAACGCCACGTCGGTCGGTGTCGCTTTCTGGATCATAAACTCTAGCATCTCTACCGGGGACATTGGCTCGTCCCACTTTGAGCTCGATAATGTTCTGATCTCAACCACTGCGTATTCGTAAAGCTTGTGGAACCGAGAGGCCTGAAGAATGGCTGACTCGCGGTCCTGCTGTAGGCCGTATGGTGCGGGCTTCTCATTGTCTTTCCACGCGTCCTGCTCGTTTCTCTGTTCCGTACTGATTGCCCCCTCTGGATTACGGACTAGGTATTGCGAATTGCGGATGTCCTGACGGATGGCTCCTATTGCCTTGGCCATCATTGAGTGGGCGATTGAGCGGTATGCAGCTACTTTCGCTACTGTGTCCATCTGTTCAATGTTATCTACGATGTTTGCGGTCATTAGTTGTATTGCTCCAGTATGTTGATTACTTCGTCTACGGTTAGCTCACCTGTCTCTAACTGTTCTTCGAGGGTGGTGAGTAAGTCCTCGAAGGATTCCGTCGTGCTGTCTGACTTATCACACAGCGCATCCAGAAAATCGTTATCTCCGATACTCAAATGTTGCATCGGTCGCTCGCTCCTGTACTAACGCCAAGACTAATTCTATGATTTGCTCGGTGCCCTGACCGATTTTCTTAACGCGGGCTTCTGTTAGCAGACTCTTGAGCGTCTTCGACAGGTGGTGCAGCTCGTCCACACCGTCTATTTCATGGGTGTGAATTAACAGCATGGCGTTGCCGAACACGGTGAAGGCGGCAAGTTCCGCCTTCGTAATGCCTTCACTGTCTTCGATGTCTACTCGTAGCATCGAAGACAGCTTGTGAGTGAGGTTTGCACGTTCTTCTACATCAGGTATGAGTTTCATTTCTTTCTCCTGAACTGAATAGGGATAACCAGCTGTTCAGCCGGCACAGTGACAAATTTGCCGGGATAGTATTTGTCCTTGAGGACATACCCGGCTGAGTAGCGTGCAGCTGACGTAAAGCCGCTGCACATCAAGCCGGCAACCGCAGCTGCCATCACGCCACTGAATGTACCGTAGTGCATGACGAAGGCTAATAACGAGCAGCCTAAGTCCAGATAGAACGGTTGGCCTAGAGCTCGCATGGTTGCCCACCTTGGCAGCTTGGCTCCCAACAAGAGCAAGCCGAGGAAGATGATGACACCACTCTCAATAATCATAATCTTTTCCTTTTGGTTGGAAGTTCAACCAAAAGGGCCACCGCGCGTAAGCGTGGCAGCCCAGTAATTTATGCTTTGTGCTCGAACGTGTGACCTGAGTATCCGGTCTTTTCACGCTCTCGAGCCTTAGCTGCTCGGCGTGTGCGCAGGGCAGCTGCGCCTGCATTTAATGCTTGGGCTACTGCCCATCCTATAACTGCACCTACGAGAACTTGAGGCATAGTTTGTATCTCCTTAATGAGAATGATTCCAGCGTACACGTGTACGCTGAAATGTTAAGACTCTTGTTTATCTGGGCGTCAAGGTGCCCCAGTCCATGGTTGCACCGTACGCAGGATCGAATGGCGAGTCGTCCCGGGTCTTAATGTGCGCGAACGCAATTGCTACGCACCCGGCGAACAGCGCCAGTGCATACCAGCCGATAAGCATAACCACGGCAGGCAGCAACACAGCCACAAGGCCTATGTTTAGGCCGAGATTAGCCGCTTTCAGGTGGCCGAAAGACCAATGCGACGGATTGACTAGGTACATGGACGCTGAGGTCAGGCAGCTGAGCAGCCAGAACCCGATCATCAGGGGGCCGTAGACCTCCCACAGCACAAACCAAGAGCCAAATACTGCGCACAGGGCCGCGCCGTAGAACAGGACAGAAACTGAAAGCTTAAGAACGTTTTTCATAGTAGAAACTCCGAACGAACAATTGAGTGAAACTTCAATTAAAACGGGCCACCGCGCGTAAGCGCGGCAGCTTAGTGATTAGTGCCTAGACCACGTGATCTCGTAGCCCAGTACCTGAGCTACGCGGGTCAGGGTGTTGATTCGAGGGGCGATAGTGATCCCCTCGCGCCAATGATACAGAGTGCTGGGTGAACACCCAGCCTCGTGGGCTACAGCTTCGAGGCTACAGCTCCGAAGCGCGAGCTGTACGGAGTAGTACAACTCGAGCAAGACTAGGTGTCTGAGATCTAGGCGCCTCATGATGCCAACCTAGGCAGGCGAAGTACCTTGCGGGCTAGAAGGCGATCTCTCAATAAAAGGATGAGCAGGGCGACGTTGCCGCCGAAGCTTGCGAAAGCTCCGATAGCTGCAAATACTGGGAGCAGCAGGCTGATCAAGGCCCAACAGGCCAAAGAGATAGACAGGTTGATCAGGATTCCACGAACAGTGGTGACGTTGAACATAGTAAATACTCCAGATAAGAAATAGGGCCCCAAGCGCTTAGCGCTTGGGGGAAGGGCAGCTAGGCAGCTACCCATTGTCCGTTGGACTTCACCTCTACCCGGTCGTTCCGGATCTGGGTGACTTGGCCGGTCTTCATGGCCAAGTGCTTGGCATAAGCCATAAGCGCAGCACGTGTAGGCTGAGTACTTGGTGTGCTGGTGCTGGTGCTGGTGCTGGTGCTAGCACGCAGAGCAGCGAGGTCAGCCCTGTACTGGGACAACATAGCGCGAAGTTCTGCGTTCTGACGGGCCAACTCTGCTTTAAGGATTTTCTTAGCCATGACGGTGATCTCCAAGATCAAGGTGTGCACCGCTCGGTAGTGAGCGACGCTTACACCACACACGGGCTACCGTGCGTTAGCACGGATGCTATGCGTACCATGGGGGGTGAGAGCTAAGAGCTAAGAGCTTGGTGCTTAGGGCAGGGAGCTGAGTGCTGAGGAGCTAGGCACTGGGCATGGGGGTGCTGAGTACTGAGAAGCTAAGAGCTGAGAGCTATGGGGCCCCCTTATCCCGAACCGAACTCGAAACCGAAGTGGCCCCCGGTTTCTAGGGTTGGGGGAGGGGGACCCGCGCAGCGACTCAGAACGAAATTTAAAGTTTCTTAGTGCCCCGTTTCTCGGCACCCCCCACCCCTTTCTCAGAACTCGATTCCAAAAAAATTCGCTAAAAAATAACCCAGTATCTGATATAACATATACCTAAGCGCCAGATTCCACTACAATCGTCAAATCTTTGACAGGACCCCGTTATATGCCCCCGAAGCTGACAGAGAGACAGAGAAAATTCGCAAAGATGGTCGGACAGGGCACGAGCCTAACCGGGGCGGCCACCCACTTGAAGTATGGTGCCCCCAGTCAAGCCGCGTGGCGTATGATGCAGAACCCTAAAATCAAGCTCGCCGTTGCTCAGGAAAAAGAACGGTACGCCAAGGCGTCGGACATGACCCGTGCCAAGGTTATCGACGGCATGAAGGAGGCTATTGATATGGCCCGCCTGAAAGCAGACCCGACCGCTATGATTCAGGGTTACCGGGAGATTGGCCGGATGTGCGGGTTTTATGAGCCGACGAAGCATCAGGTTAACGTGTCGGTGAATGGGCAGGTTATGCTTCAGAGGATGCAGTCCATGTCCGACGAAGAATTGCTGCAGCTCGCCGACGAGAAGGACGTTCTTGAGGGCGATTTTGAGGAGGTCACCGAGGAACCTAGTGATGATTAATACCTTGCTGCTTTCGAGAACCCCCATCCCCGACCAAGACCTTAAGCCCGGGGTTCTGGTTATTTCCCCCGGCCAGCCGACTATGGGGCGAAGCGCGGACCACATTATAAATAATCTTGGCCCTATGAACGTGTTCGAGCAGGAGTGGTACAACACGTGTGTTGTCACTAGACTTAACCCCGGCGGCACGATTACATGAGGTTCTTACCGTTTATTGGTTTCCGCAGGTGCCACGTCGATTTTGCTGGCTGGCGCGTGGACCACGATTCCGGGTACACAGCTGAGACGCTTGAAGTCGAGTGGCTGTTTGTCAGGATAACTCTGTACACGTTCGGTTATCGCAAAGGACCGCTATGAGCGCCCCGACCAAAATTCAGAAGCTCCTTGCTGGGCGCGAACTGGCTCGGCGCCGGTTACTGCACTTCACGAAGGTGACCCACGGGTCCTACGACGCCGGCTGGGTGCACGAGGATATCTGCCGCCGGCTTGAGAAGTTCTCTAAGGACGTGGCCGACGGCAAGTCGCCAAGACTCATGCTCCTGATGCCCCCACGTCACGGTAAAAGTGAGCTGGCCTCGATACGCTTCCCGGCGTGGCACTTTGGCTCGTACCCCCACCACGAAATTATCAACGTCGGTTACAACACCGAGCTGCCCATGAAGTTCTCGCGCAAGGTGCGGGAAGTCATGCGCGAAGGTCAGTATCAGGGGATCTTCCCCAATGCAGCACTCGACCCTAATTCTCAGTCCGTAGAAGCGTGGTACACAACTGCCGGCGGCGGATTTACCGCGGCGGGTGTTGGTGGTGGTATTACCGGTAAGGGCGCGCACGTTCTGGTTATCGACGACCCTATTAAGAACCAAGAGGAAGCAGACAGCGTGTCTGTCCGCGACAAGCTCTGGGACTGGTACCAGTCGACGGCGTACACCCGCTTGGCGCCCGGCGGCGGGGTGCTGGTTATCGAGTGTATGACGGGTGATACCCCGGTCAGACTCCCCAACGGCTCAGAACGTCGTCTTGACGAGCTGCGTGCAGGGGACGTTATTGCTACGTATGAGAATGGGAAATTATCATCTTCTCGCGTGGCTAATCACCGCAGTAGTGGTAATGATCACATCTTGAGGATTACCACGAGTTCCGGTAAAATAGTACGTGCTAACGGACGGCATCCGTTCTTAGCTACGACAACTACCGGAGAGTTAAAGTGGATAAGAGCGCGCAGCCTGTCATTAGCGAACAAAATCGTAACCGTAAAGGCCAGTGGGGGAAATACGCAGGGGTCGAATGCGCCGCAGCTGATTGCGACAAACCCGCCAAGTGCAGAGGTTTCTGCCCTAGTCACTACAGTAAGTGGAAGTGGGCTAGTGGGTACCGCGCCCCGTCTGCTAACCCAGTCTCCCAGCGCGCAGCACACCTCAAGTACAGATATGGGATCACAGCGGACGAGTACCAAGCCCTCCTTGAAGAACAGAATGGCTTGTGCGCAATCTGCAGAAAAACTGGCAAAGACTCCAGAAACCCAGATCGGTGGAACCACATCCTCGCCGTCGACCACTGCCACGACTCCAACAAAGTCCGAGGGTTGCTCTGCAACGACTGTAACGCTGGAATCGGACATCTTGGAACTGAGTCCATCGCACTTGCCGCTGCACGATACCTCCGACTTCACGCTTGATGAGATAGTCAGTATCGAGCCTGATGGTGTCGAGGAAGTGTTCGATATCTCTGTCGAACGTACCACGAACTTCATCGCTAATGGCGTGGTATCGTCGAATACATGGTGGAACGACGATGACCTCGCCGGCAGGCTCCAAGATTCCATGCGCAGGGATCCTGAGGCGGATCAGTTCGAGATCGTGAAGTACCCGGCTATTTCGGGCCAGTACGAATATCGCAACGACGAGACGAACGCGATTGTCTGCTTTACCGAAGACCCCAACCTGCTCGAAGGTGATGACGCTACCAAAGGGCTGACCCTGCTACGTAAGCCCAACGAGTGTCTGCACCACGGTCGCTACCCGCTTAGCGCCTTGAAGCGCATCAAAGCGAACTTACAGCCCCGGATCTGGTCGGCTTTGTTCCAGCAGAACCCTGTTCCTGATGAGGGCATGTACTTCCGGAAGGATTATTTTCGAGAGCAGCAGACGTTCCCCCAGACCTTCGGGCTTAGAATCTTCACGGCGTGGGACTTCGCGATTGGTGAGAAGCAGGTCAACGACTGGACAGTTGGGGCCACCTTGCTCCAAGACGAGAACGACGTGCTGTATGTCCTCGACATACACAGATTTCGCGGTGACAGTTTCCAGATCGTAGAGGCCATACTCGACACCACTGAGCGCTACAGTTCGTTGGCCGGAGTGGACTATCAGGTGGGTGCCGAGGACGGCATGATATGGCGGTCCATCGAACCCTTGTTGAAACGCCGCATGGGCGAGCGCCGGCTGTTCCCGGTTATTGAGCCGTTACGGCCAATAACAGACAAAGCTGCACGGGCCCGCCCGTTGCAGGGTAGAATGCAGCAGGGCCGGGTTGTTTTCCCGGCAGAGGCGCACTGGAAGGGGACGGCAGTATCCGAGATGCTAAGATTCCCGGCAGGTGCGCACGACGACGTAGTGGACGCGCTGGCGTGGGCCGTCCGTTTAAGCATGATGTCCGAGCCACCACAGCAGCCGCAGGAGCGCCGGATACCTTCATGGCGAGACAAGCTAACAGCCGCCGGCAACGCCGGCAGCCACATGACCGCATAGAGGAAGCCAAAACATGCCAGTGAATACGAGCCTTGCTCAGGAGATATGGGACCGCTACCTGTGGTTGCGGGATAACGGCCACCACAAATACGTCCGCAAGGCCGAGCAGTGTGAGAACTTCTTCGAAGGCCTGCAGTGGTCAGAGGAAGATTTGGCGTTGATGCGCAGTTATAAGCGCCCTGCTCTGACGATCAACAAAATCATCAGCACCATCAGCAACGTGCTGGGCGAGCAGATCTTCAACCGGGCGGACATCGCCTACAAGCCCCGGGGCAAAGGTGCGACAGCAGAGGTCGCTACAGCCTTGTCGAAAGTCTTTATGCAGATTTCGGACAATAATAATCTCCCTTGGTTACGCAGTGACGTGTTCTGCGACGGGATTATCACCTCCCGCGGGTTCTTCGACGTCAGGCTTGAGTTCGACGAGAACCAGCAAGGCGAGATACGGATCACCCAGCCCAACCCCAAGAACGTGCTGATTGACGCGGACGCGGACGAATACGACCCGGATACGTGGGGCGACGTGGTGACGTCCAAGTGGATGAGCCCCGACGAAATCGAGGCTGTGTATTCGAAGAAAGACGCCGACCTGCTCCGCAACCGTGTAGATTCGTACATGCCCTATGGGCTTGATGCCGTAGAGCTTGCAGGCCGGGACCGTTTTGGCGATGCGCGCGGCACTCACTACCAGTATGCCGGCGGAGCCTCCGAGGGCAGCGTGCGCAGTATCCGGGTTATTGAGCGTCAGTACCGCAAGCTCGACAAAACCCTGCACTTCGTGGATTTGCGCTCAGGCGAGACTCGCCCTGTCCCAGCAGACTGGGATGAGACGGAGATTCAGAATTACCTCGAAAATAACCCTGACGCCTACACGCAGAAACGTTTGATCCGCCGCATCCGCTGGACAGTGGTCGCTGACAACATCGTGCTGCACGATGACTGGAGCCCGTACCGGCACTACACCATCGTGCCCTACTTCCCGTATTTCCGCCGCGGGCGCACCGTCGGGCTGGTCGAGAACCTGCTTGGACCGCAAGAGCTGCTGAACAAGGTGTCCAGCCAAGAGCTGCACGTTATTAACACCACAGCGAACTCTGGCTGGAAGATAAAGCGCAACGGTCTGGTGAACATGACCATTGGCGAGCTTGAGCAGCGCGGCGCGCAGTCCGGACTGGTACTTGAGTTGGACGAGCTCACCAGCGCGGAAAAAATCCAGCCTAACCAGACACCCAACGGCTTGGACCGCATCAGCTACAAAGCTGAGGAGCACATCAAGACGATCTCCGGTGTGAGCGACTACATGTCAGGCTTCGCCCGCGAGGACGTGTCTGCCAAGAGCGTGGTAGCAAACCAAGAAGGTGGGCAGGCGAATCTGGCCAAGGTCATGGATAACATGAACCGGTCTGATCACATGCTGGCCCGCGTAGTGCTGAGTGTCGTGCAGGAGTATTACACGGAAGAACGGCTCGTCCACATCACGACTGACAAACTGGCCGGCAAGACTGAAGAAGTCATGGTCAACGAGATCTCGCCCGAGGGTGAAATTGTCAATGATTTGACGCTCGGAGAGTACTCGATCCTTGTGACTCGCCAGCCAGAACGTGACCAGATGGAAGTGAGCCAGTTCGAGCAGGCCATGAGACTTCGCACAGACGCTGGCATTCCTATATCAGATAAGTTTATCATTGGTGCCAGCCGGATGAAGGACAAGGCAGATATCCTGTCCGAGCTCGAAGAACAGGGCCAGTCGGAAGAAGCACAGGCTGAACGGGAGCTGCAGCAACGTGACGCAGCAGCCGAGGTCGCTGTGAAAGAGGCCAACGCCCTGTCGAAGCAGGCAGATGCTCGTTTGCGTGACGCCAAGTCTCAGAAAGAGATGCTGACCATCCAGAAGGACATGCAGACAATGCAGAACGGCGGGCAAGTCCCCGGCGAGATGCAGATGAAGATGGCAGAACTTCAGATGGAGATGCAGCTCAAGCGTGAGGAGATGGACCGTGAGTTCGAGCTGAAACGCGAAGCGATGGTTATGGAGTACGATTTCAAACGTGAGGAAGCGGCTTTGAACGCGAAGGTCGAGCAACAGAAGGCGAAAGATGAGCGCGTAGACGCCGTCTTTAACAGTTCTAACCAAGGCGAGGAATAAAGGATGTTGACTGCTGAGCAAATTGAACAGGCCGCAATTGCCCGCGGCGACGTAGTAGCAGAAACAGGCGGGGACGATGAGGCAGAAGCCGCACGCGTAGAAGCCGAGCGCGTAGAAGCCGAGCGCGTAGAAGCCGAAGCTGCCGCAGCCGCAGCGAAAGACTCACTAAGCGACGAGGAAACCGAAGAAGAAAAAGCCGAGCGCGAAGCTGCTGAGGCCGAGGAAGCAAAGAAAAAGCGCATCCGTATCCCGAAGCAGCGCTTCGACGAAGCTATGAGCAAAGCGAAAACCCGCGAGCTCCAGCTTCAAAACCAGATAGACGCGCTAGAAAAAGACAGCGCCGGCAAGACGAAGAAGACCGAACTGACCACCATGCAGACGGAGATTAACGACCTGCAGGACAAGTACGAGGACTTGATCCTAGAGGGCAAGAAAGACGAAGCCCGGGCGGTTCGCAAGGAAGTCGAAGGCAAGCGCGAAGAGCTGTTTGACCGGCGCACCACGTCGAAGTCCGAAGCGGCTAAGCGCTCAGCGGTTGAGGAGCTGAAGTACGACTCGGCACTGGCCCGGCACGAAGGCGTGCACGCGGCAATAAATCCGGACAGCGACAGCTTTGACGAAGACACTGCCAGCGAAGTTTCTGAGTTGCTGGAGGCTTTTGTCGCTCGCGGGTTCACTCGGTACGCAGCGCTGGACAAGGCGGTGAAATATGTTCTTGGAGACGCTAAATCGGCTTCTGGTAAGAAAGACACTGAGGAAACAGACACTATCCGCGCGCAGCGCGCAGCAGAGGCGCGGCGTAAAGCGGCGGACGCAGCAACGAAACAGGCGCCGTCGACAGGCGGTATCGGGAAAGACTCCGACAAAGGAGGCCAAGGTGCTGACGGGTCTAATATCAACGTGATGAAGCTCTCGCAAGAAAAGTTCGCCGAGCTGAACGAAGAACAGCTCAGCACGCTGCGCGGGGACACCGTCTGATTTTTGGCTTATAGTATGGGGAGCTTGCGGGGGGCGCCACCCCCCGCTTTTTTCAGGAGCTACATCATGCAGCCACAAGAATTTGTTATATGGGTCTGCTCACAACCCGGTCTGAAAGCCCTAGACCCTCCTTCTGAAGAAGAGTGGCGCGAATTTCGCCACCAGCTAAGCGCTACGATTGGCGCTATGGTTGCCGAGAAACTCACTAACGCAAAAAGCATGAATAAGCGCCAATAACTTGACGCTTATTCTTTAAGAGCATAATATCCTGATATGAATCTCGTTTTGTATGTCACGACAGCACATACGGAGTTCGGCCTCCTAAAAAGTCGCTTCCCGCTGGTCTGAGCGATATTTCGGGCAAACAGTAGTGAACCGACTGAACTTTAAAAACCCAGCCTTAGGAGGCTAACACAATGGCTTTAACTAACTTTGCCGCGCTAACAGACGAGAATAAAACCGTCTGGTCCATGGACACATGGAAGCAGGCACGTAATTATTCTTTCGTAAATAAGTTCCTTGGTAAAGACGCCAACTCGCTTGTCCAGCACATCACTGAGCTGAAGAAGTCCGAGAAGGGTGCCCGAGCCGTTATCACCTTGCTAGCCGACCTTGAAGGCGATGGCATCGCTGGAGATCGTACGCTGGAAGGCAACGAAGAAGCGATGAAGAGCTACGATCAGGTTATCCAGATCGACCAGCTCCGCCACGCTAACCGTCACGAAGGCCGCATGGCCGACCAGAAGTCCGTGGTTGAGTTCCGTAACAACAGCCGCGACGTTCTAGCCTACTGGCTTGCCGACCGGATTGACCAGCTGGCCTTCCTGACTTTGTCAGGTGTTAGCTACGCCATGAAGAACAACGGTACTGCCCGTATTGGCTCCGACTTCCCGTTCCTTGAGTATGCTGCTGACGTGTCCGCGCCTACTGCACAGCGCCGCGCCCGTTGGGACGGTACTAACAAGGTTCTGGTAACTGGTGGTGCTACTTCCGCTGTGGCCGCTGCAGATACCCCGATGTGGGAACTGTTCGTTCAGCTGAAAGCCTACGCTAAAGACCAGTACATGCGCGGTGTTAAGTCGCCCGGTGGCGAAGAAGTGTACCACTGCTTCCTGACCCCGCAGGCCATGGCCCAGCTGAAGCTGGACGTCACATACATGACAAACCTGCGCCACGCCCAGACCCGGTCCAGTGAAAACCCGCTGTTCACCGGTTCAAGTGTGCTGATCGACGGCATCATGTTCCACGAGTTCCGCCACGTTTATAACACCTCCGGTGCTGCCGCTGGTTCCAAGTGGGGCGCTGGCGGTAACGTCAACGGTTGCCAGATTCTGTTCTGCGGTGCTCAGGCACTAGGCATGGCGGATATCGGGACTCCAGAGTGGGTAGAAAAAGGCTTTGACTACGAGAACCAACAAGGTATCTCTATCGGTAAGATTGCCGGGTTCCTGAAGCCTAAGTTCAACTCCGTCTACTCAGGTAACACTGTGCAAGACTTCGGTGTAATCTCTGTGTATGTCGCACAGTAATTCACCACAACGATATCTGAGGGGATAGGACTATGAAAAAATCTACCACTCGAGGCGCGGAGTACATCCTGAGCGCTTCATTCGAGTTCACGATTACTGACACTATGGCCAACGTCTCCGGTGCTGGTCAGGCTTTCGCAGCCGCCGCCGGGGTCTTCGAAGCGGTGTTTTTGCCGCCTAGCTCGCAGATCGTCGGCGGTGACATCACCGTTATCGCCGTAAGCGACGAAACAGGCACCGCCACCATCTCTGTTGGCGACGAGACTCTGGCTACCCGATACGCCAGTGCTGTGAGCCTGAAAACCGCTGCGCGAACTGCGCTTACGCCGACAGGTTTTCAGAATCTGGCCGGTGAGAATCTGCGCGTTACTCTGGCAAATGCCAACGGTAATGCGACAGCCGGCAAAGTGAAGGTAACTGTCCAGTATATCTCTGGCAAAACCAACGAAGTTCAGACCCACTAACCGGTTAGCAGGAGGGGGCCAATAGGCCCTTTCTTGCTACCACTTGTCTAAAAAGCGTGGAGATTAGAGCTATGGCGTCTTCTAAAAAAGCCGGTAGCACCAACGAACTTGTGCTTAACCGCGACTACACCCTGATTTCAACTATGGGCCACTCCGTTGCGTTTACAAAAGGTGTGCCTGTTCACGTTCCGCCTATTATGTACAAAGCTGCTTTGGGCATCGGCGCAGTTCCTGCTGATGGCACCGAGCCGGCTCTGGAAAACGAAAAGACTTCTGACAGCGCCCCCATCGATCCGGGTGAGCGAGCAGGGGTGATCTACGCGGTAATTATGCAGATGGTCGAAGACAACATTAACGACGAGTTCACTGCCGCGAATGCCCCGAAAGAGACAGCCGTGTCCAAACGGGTTGGCTTCAAGGTCCAGACCAAAGAGCTCAAGCCGCTGTGGCAGAGATACCACGACGAAAAGGCAGGCGAAAACGCCTGATGGTGACAAGCGATGACTCCGGAAGACGTTATTACCCTGTTTCGAGCTGAGTTCGGAGACACCGTCGCCCCCCATCTGTGGAGCGAGGGCGAAGCTGCTGTATACCTCACCGAGGCGCACAGGCAGTTCGTTCTTGGTTTAGGTGGGATTCCGGACATCGTCCCGGTTGATTACCTTCCTGATGAGCCATTTTCAAATATAACCCCTTTGCTGCACACCGTCCGGAAGGCTTATCATCCGGACGGTGAGCCTCTGACTACTCGAAACATCGAGGAGCTAGACACTACGTCGCGGCTGTATCGTCCTGATAACCGCCGGTACCGCCCACTCGAACTCGTTCTCGGGCTTAAAAGAAACCAAGTACGCTGGATGCCAGTACCCTCGGAAGCGGGGGCTATTGAGCTGGCGATTTATCGCGCGTCCTCTTTGGTGGTCACCTCAGACACTATTGAGACTGCAGAATTTGAGATAGAAGACCAGTACCACCGGTCTTTAGTGTATGGCATGGCCGCACAGGCGCTGCTAAAACACGATGCTGAGACGTTTGACGAGCAGAAAGCCCAAGAGTTGCAGGCGCGTTTTTTTGGTGTTATCACGGAAGCCAAAGCTGCCCGCGACAAACGGGATTACACTCCGCGGTCCATAGTGTATGGGGGCCCTGAAATAGGCGGTAACAGTTACGGAGGTCGCGGTGTCTGGTGATGAACATAACGAGAGGGCGCTTACAGACGAGGAAATTCGTGAAATCCGGGGAATTATAGAAGCGGACAAGCGAGCTAAATGGCTTTGGGCAACTATCCGCACCGGTTCAATCTGGTTAGCGGCTGTTTTAGGAGCTCTGATGTTGGCTTGGGACTCGCTAGGGAGAATATTGCGGTCAATCGTTGAGCGGTGAAACCCATGTTGCGAGCTATATTTGGTAGAGCTGAATGTGATGCAAGACACCCCCCTTCGCGCCGTAGGAATACTATGGGACGATACACTTATTGGGCTTTGTGCTTTGCTCTTTTCGCCGGCAGTTGGCTGACGTTCAAGGAGTTTGAGAGCCGCTTTTTTCCGGTAGTTACAGACTTCCGGATAACTGAGGTGGTAGAACAGGTAGACAGCACCGTCGACATTTATGGCTCCTTCTCAAAAGTACGCGACTGTGAATTTGTAGGGGTGGTAGCTTACTCCGGCCCAACGCTGGTCCGCGTCAGTTTCGTGGACGGAGAAGGTAGACTCTACCCAGACGTGACGCGGTTAGCCCGAAAGCAGTTTTTTGGTCCTTGGCGGCTGGAGCCAAAGACCGCGCAGTTAGAGCTTTATGTGACCCACAACTGTTCTACAGGGATAGTTGTCACCGAGTTGTTTGAAGGAGCGCTGGTTTTATGAAGCTGAATGAAATGCCTTTTCGCAAGTGCGACGACCATGGGTGCGGCCATTGGCATGCTGGCCGGGGTAGCCGGTTGCATAATGGCGTCGATCTGGAATGCGTGCCCGGGACTACTGTAGATTCGCCAATCAGCGGGGTAATCACCAAGCTGGGCATCGTGTACGCTGATGACCTTCACTGGCGGTACGTTCAGATCAGCGCGGGCAAATACAATTTTCGCCTATTCTACGTGGACCCAACGGTCTCTAAAGGGGACGTCGTAGTTTCGGGCCAGCCAGTAGGCACCCACCAAGCGCTGGGTGGCCGGTACCCCGGCATTACCGAACACGTCCACTTTGAAATAAAGGACGCTAAAGGGGAGTATATCGACCCAACGCCGACGTTATTGGTGATGGGGGGATGAGCTGAACCACTCGCCGTGGGAGAACAAGAGCGCTCCAGCCGGCGGTGAGCGCCTTGCCCGGGTACACGCTCCGGGTATAACACCGGTCTGCGGGCCCCTCTGAAAAGGGGGGCCCGTTTTTTAAGTAACACAGGTATACTGTAGGGAATTACAGGTCGGGGGCGTAATGTCAAAGAAGGTAAGCCTAAGCAATTGGGAGAACGGGGCGAACAACATCGCCCCCGAAGACCGCCTACCTGATGGTTTTGTCCGCGACCTGCTGAACCTAGACCCGGTCGGTGGAACCCTCGAGATGCGCACCGGTTACGAGCTGGTTGCCGCGGGTACCGACGTGCGGGCGGTGATGGCGCTAGGCTCCAAAGTTTTGTATGTAGACGGGGCCACTCTGATCGAGTTTGACATGTTAACCAACGCTTCACGCACTCTGCGCAGCGTTGCTGGGGCCGGCTCAGTCTCTTCTTGTGTCCATAACCACGAACTGTTTTTCTCTACCGTGAACGAGACTTTGCGCTACGACGGCAAAAACGTACGGGAGTGGGGCGTCCCTGACGTCACCGGCCAGCCGCTGGTGAGTATCAGCGACCAAATAACCGGGCGCCGGTTGTACGCCATGACCTACACGAACCAATATGGCGAGGAAGGCGGCACGGTTTCCGCGGCCAACGTCCCCGAGGGCGTGTATGAATTCACTATTCCCCCTCTCGCAGCCGGCCTAAAAGCAAACCTGTATGTGTCTTCTCTCAACGGTCGGACTTTATACCTACAGGGAACTTACGAAACGGCAGGCCCCGTAACGGTTAACCGCCCAGTAGACGACACGCAGACGCTGGCCACTATGCACATGCGCAAGCCTTCTCCAGCCACACATTTAGCGTCCAAAAACGCCGTTATTCTAAGCGCTGTGGGGTCGGCCCTACAAGTTACCAGCCCTATGGCGCCGCACCTAGTCTCGCCGGCGAGCGCGTTTTTTCAATACCCGACGGGCATAGGTATGGTTCTACCAGGCTCCCGGGGGGTGTACGTTAGTGCAGACAAGGTCTACCAGCTTCGGGGGGCAGATACCGACAAGCCCGACCAGAATGATATATCCGACTATCCCGCCGTGGCAGGCACTGGGGTTTCGCTCGCAGACGGGCGAGCTGCTTGGTTAACGAGGTATGGAATGAGTATAGAAAGCGCAGATGCCCGTGAAGGGGTTATACAGCCGAACCGGCAGTCGTTCGTTCCCCAAGAGGCGACGCAGGGTGCCAGCGGTGTTGTGGACAATAACGGCAACGAGATGGTTGTCACCACCCTGAAAAACGGCGGTCAGCCGAATACGCTGGTCGCCAGCGACTACTTTGAAGCGGAGGTTATACGGCCATGACGATCCTTGGGACCGGGCTAACATATAAAATCGAACTCATTAATCACGGCGTGGTTACTGAGTCCAGTATTGAACATAATATCTTACCTCAGCAGTCGGTGGACCACATCGCCAGCTTGATTCGAGGTGGGGGCTCGACGCCGATTTCTAGTTGGTATCTTGGGCTGTTCGAGAACAACTACGTGGCAGACAGCTCAGTCACTGCGGCTGATTTGCAGGCCACGGTAGGAGAGTCCACAGCGTACACCCAAACTGCTCGCCTGCCGTGGACAAATGTTTACGACGGCGTTGGCTTTATTGGCAACGCGTCCAGCATGGCGGAGTTCGCGATGAACGCCAACAAGACGATTTATGGCGCTTTCATCGTGTCTAACGCCACCAAGGGCGGAACCGCGGGCATCTTGTTGTCGATAGCACGGTTCAGTACGGCTAAAATAACCGAGCCCGGAACCGTCCTGCGCATCACGGCCGGCCTATCGCTCACCCCTACTAACCCGCTGTGAGGTAAGACATGAACGTATCAGAGTTTTCGTCCGAGCAGCTGGTTAAGCTGCTGTTCACAAGCGTCGCCCTCGGCACGCGCCCAACCGCTTGGTATGTGGCGCTGCACACCGGTGACCCTACGCTGGACGGCTCGGGCAACGAAGTGGGTGACGCCAACTACGCGCGCCAGTCCGCGACGTTTGCAGCTGACCAGCCGGTAGCCGACGGCCCGTGGCGAGTGCGTAACGCAGCAGACGTTGTGTTCCCCGCCGCAGCCGCGGCGTTCACCGTGACCCACGTGTCCGTGTTCAGCGCCCTGACTGCGGGTAACGCCCTTGCTATCTTCCAGCTTCCGTTGTCGCGGGCGGTGGGCACCAGCGGTGTGTTCTCCATCCCCATCAACGAGCTGGTAATCACAGGAGAGTAATATGTCCACAATAAGCACAGCGTTGCGTAACCACCTAATGACCGTCGGCTCGTTCAAGGCCGGAGTGGACGGCAGCGTCCTGAGAATTTACTCCGGCACCCCACCGGCTACCCCCGACGCCGCCGTGCCCGGCGCAGCTGTGCTGTTGTGCTTAGTGTCTGTAAACAGCACAGGCACAGGCGTCACGTTTGAAGCCTCCGCGAACGCGGGGCTGCTACTGAAGTCCGCCGGGGAAGTCTGGTCAGGGGTTAACGCGGCCACAGGTACGGCAGCGTGGTATCGGATCGGGACGTCTGCGGACGACGGCGCTGCCTCGACCGCGGCGATCCGCCTGCAGGGTACCGCGGGGCTTGCTGGAGCCGATCTGAACATGACCAATATCAACTTGGTCTCTGGCGCTACGCAGACAGCGGACTACTTCTCGGTGCTGATGCCAGCGTAAAGGGGCCGACGTGACCAACAAGCTGATAAGGCCGGTTACCAAACAGTACATCCCGGGCGTCACGGCTATACCGCCGAGGCCCGCGCGGTGCTACACCCAGACGATAACCCGCACTACGTCGGGGAGCGTGGGTACGACCAGCACGTTTGTGTCCTACGAAGCCGGCGTGAACCAGTCCTTCGGGGGGTTCGCAACGCCGGTGTTCCGGCAGGTGCCGTCCTACATCGGTGACTTCGGGCAGCTTGTAACCCAAGAGCTTGTCGGCTGGAACATACTTCGGTTCGCTCCGGCTAACCCGATCTATACCACCACCGAGCAGACGATATGCACGCCGGCGGTGGCAGGGCGCGAAGGCGTAGCAGCGCAGACCATCGAGCAGAACGCTGGCCCTGACTGGCGGGCTTCGTCGCGGAGCGTTGAGCGCAAGACCGGCGACGTGACTGCTGCGTTCGACGTAAGCAACAGCCCTCGAATACTCATAGGGTTCTCCACCCGCGACACCGGTGCCAATCAGAGCGACGTCCGTATGGGCGTGGCGTTCGTGACCGCAGGGCAGACTACTCAGATCATCCCGATAAACTCCGGGGTGCAGCAGGCGGCTGTCGGCACGTTCACCAACGGCGACCGTGTTGCGCTGTCCCGCGTGGGCGACAAGTTCTTCATCCAGTCTGGCAACGATCTGGTGTACTCCGCCACGGCGTCCACGCTGGAGCCGGTATACCTAGACGCCTTGCTGTACACCTCGAACGACTCCGTGGATAACCCAGAGTTCAGTACGCCCCTTGCCGTCTCGGTGTCAGGGCGCTTTGGTTTCACCGCTGGGCTGACCGCACGCACCGGCGTATCGGCGTCGATAGGTTTCGCCGGCGCTGTTGGCACACTGGTTGATGGCACCGTGCTGGTGTCCGTATCAGGCCAGATAGGCTTCACCGGCGTTGTGCTCACGGCCAATGGGCAGGAAGTATCGGCAGCTGGCCAAGTCGGCTTTACCGGCGCGCTGCGTACAGGCGTGGTGTTCCTCGATGGTTCCACTGGTGGCGACGAGACGTTTAACTCTGGGCTTACGACGTCGGCCATTACAATTGGCCCGCTGACCACCTTCGCTGCCGACAAGCCGTACACTGCTGGCGCTATCGTCCTCTCCTCCATTGCCGTGGAAGGTAGGACGGGCGAGGTTAGCCAGACCGTCGACGGGGCGGACATTGTGCTCGCCCCACTGGTGAGCTACGCAACGATGCAGACGGGCGGACTTATTACTGCCCAGCTGGTTCTGCAGGGCCTGCGCTCGTTGGCCGCTGACCGCCCATACGCCGGCGCTACCATGACCCTGCCGGCGCTCCTTGTGTATGGCGACGACGGGTTCGGTGACCCTGACTACTACGGCCACAACGAGGGGCTGGAACTGTCCGCCCCTATGTACACAGACCCTAGCCTGTTCGCCAGTATCTACGAGACGCTGGAACTTGAGACTGAGATGTCTCTGACCGTGCTATTGTCGGGTACGATCTTTGAGGGCTTGATCCTAGACCCGTCGCTGAGCGCTAAGGGCTTCCTGTACGCGATGATCGAGTCCGGTATCAACCTGTCCAGCGCTACACAGCTGCCGGATACGTCGGTGGCGCAGTACGCGTTTAACTCGATTTCCGGAGCAGCAACGCGGTACTCGGACTTCGGGTTCACACAGTTTGCCCGGGCTGGGCAGGAGACTTTCGCTATCAAGCCCGACGGCCTGTACCGGTTACGCGGGGGCGACGACAACGGCGAGCTGCGTTCTGCGCTCGTAGACTTTGGCGCAATGGCGATGGGCGTGCAGCAGAGCAAGCACCTAGAAACCCTGTTCTTGGGGCTGGGCACCGACGGCACCGTGTACGCCAAGCTCACCGGTGACGGCGGGGAAGAGCTCATCTACCGCGCAGTTGAGCGGGAGTCTACAATGAGAGTCTCGCCCGGGCGCGGGGCATCTGCCCGAGAGTGGCGCTTGAAGCTTGAAATCTTCGATGCTGAGAAAGCCAGTCTGGACAGCATAGACTTTTACGTAGCGGTGTCCTCGCGACGGCGCACGCGGTAATTATCAGAGGTGACCTATGGCTACTGAGTTAAACAACAGGCTCGACAATACTACTGACTTCCTGCAGGAGCATGCACGCGATGCTATGATCCTTGCAAGGCAGTCTGAGGGGCGAATTCAAGCTAACGGAGTCGTCGACCTTAAAAACCCGCGGTTAAATATAGACCTAAACAAGCCGAACATCGAGGCTCCGCCAAAGTTCTCGGACTTGTTCCCTGACGCTGACGGCACTTCGGAAGAGGTGGCGCGGCTGAACGGTGAAGTGGACAAGTGGCTGGCGGATTATTTCCCGTCCATCAACGACTGTTTCAAGAACGTGCCTGACGAGTGGTTGTGCAATATTATTTCAGGCACCGAGGCCTTCGGTCTGCACGAATCTGTGTTCGAGGCTATCTGGCACAACTCCCGTGACCGTGAAGAGCGGCAGTACCGCAGTGAAGAAGCCTCACTGCGTGCAGACTTCTCTGCGCGAGGGTTCTCTCTCCCGCCGGGGGCGATGGCAGTGGCTATGGACAAAGCCCGCCAGAGAGCGTCTGAGGCCGTGCAGGAGGTCAACCGCACAGAGTCTATCCGTAACGAGGAAGTGAAACTCCAGCTCCTACAGTTCGCTGTTCAAGAAGCTGGGCGGTACAAGCTGGCCATTATGTCCTCGCTTGCCGAGTTTTATCGTATCTGGACGACTATCCCAGACAAGGATATCGAGCGGGCCCGCGTGCGTGCGCAAGCGTACAGCTCTCTGTACTCAGCACTGAGCGCGTACTATAACGTCGAGATCTCGTTCGAGGAGCTGCGGCTGCGGGCTGCGTCCGGTGACGTAGACGCCCAGTTGGCATCGGACAGCAACAAGATCGCACTGAACAACAACACCGGCGTGGCCACGGCAATAGGCAACGCTGTGCGAGGCTTCTCTGACATATCCGCCAGCTCTGCGAACGCAGCCGGTTCGCTGATAGCTCAGATCGAGTCTGTATGAGTGGGATAGTCCGCCGGCGGACCAACACGGCTACCGGAGCGCACTGGCTACGGCGGACTATGAACACCGCTGCTCGACTGGGAAAAAACAACAGTCGGGCTGAGATCCAAGATGGTTATATTCTTCGGGCTAATCACGCAGGTACGCAGCGCTCAGCTACTTTATTGGACATGCCGCCCCACGTTCGCGTGGTAGGTAGCCTCAACATAGCCGGGCGGGCTCTCGGGTCTCCGCGCTTGAAAGTAGGTGGCAACCGGGACGCGTTCCACCCGGGTACCGGCGCTGACCCGATCCCGCTCACGGTGGAAGACCTCGACGAAGCGAAGTTCCCCACCAGCTGGAGCACCATAAACTTGGCCGTCGCCCCCACTGCGTTTGGGGTTTGGGAGGGAGCTGCGCTGCCCGAGGTCAAGGGTGTGACCAAGCTGTGGTCCGGCGGGGCCGCGGACTCTCTAGACAGGGACGTGGAGGTATACCCACTAAGCGCTTCCCGGGCGCTTTACACACGGGTGGAATTTCTGAAGCGGGGCGACACTGGTACTGCCATCAACACGACTGAAGCGTTCGTCACGCCTATCACCGGCGGTTACCTCATGTCCCCACGCGACATAGTGGACAGCGCGTTCCAGCTGGCATACCCGACGGTAACCCCCCACGCTGCCACAGACTACGATCCGGTAGCCGGTACTATAGTGATCGCCACGCCGGTTACGAAGCCGCTAGCAAAAATTGCAGATGACACCGGGCAAGACTACGGCAAGGTCGCTATGTTCTTTACGCGCTCTGTCGACGTCAGCACCGCGGAATCCTTCACCTCCTTGTACCTGTTCCAGTTCCCCAGCCTAGCCGCGTTTCAGCAGACGCTGTGGCGGAGCGCGGAAGAGCGGGGGTACACCCCGACGGTGGTGCATAGTCAGGCTATCCTACACCCCGATGGCTCGACTACGATCTACGGGAGGTTCTACGGTTTTGTGTACGGCACCGCTGCGACCACGCAGTCAGGGTTTGAGCAAATGCTGACGCGCTTCCGACTAAGCATAACCCCCGAGGGGCTAGACTCATGGTCGGTGCTAAGTTGCGACGTAACAGGCACCGATGCGTCTTTGGCTTCGCGTAGAGTGGGCTCTGTTGCAGGGCAGTTCCGGTGGGTGGAGCCGCCAACAGTGTTCTACGGCGCTGGTAGCCCTTGGGCTTTTTGGGCGCAGTACGACATCTCGTCATCGGGTTTATCGTACACCCCGTTCGGAGAAGGCGACGGCGGCGCGACTGTAGGTGGCTTTGTCATCTCCATAAACAAGGGCGCCACAGAAGTAGCCCGCGGCGTGCCGCCTAACATAACCATGTTCCGTTTTACTGGCGCCCCAACGAGGCTGCTGGATGGAGCGGCTACTACACCTCGGCGCTTTCCATACGTCGCCTGCCACGTCGACACCCCTGAAGTGTTCGGGCTTAGCTTCTTTGGGTGGGATAGAACCACAGAGGAATTGAAGCTGTGCAAGTGGGACACCGTCGACGGCTTCGGCATCTGGGAGATAGACCTGACCCAGATGAACCTCCGACGCTCAGACCGGCTACCCAGTATAAGTGTCTACCAACGCTGCTCCGTAGTTGACGGGCTAGTGGTGGGCCTGCCCAGCTTTGTGGCAAACTCAGAGTACGACGGGGGGTTCGTGGAGGGCCATATTATAGCCAAGGGCGTAGCCAAGTCTATGGGCGTGGTTGGCGGTTTGAGCGTATCAGCACTGGGGAATCCACTGCAAAGCAGTTTGCTTAACAACTTATATAGGTAGGAGAGCTACATGCTTATTCTAGGAGAAGAAGCCTCGGCACCAGATGTGTGGCGGCTAGTATATTACGACCCTGTGACGGAGACGGTGCCAGAAAACGGAGTGGTCGACCTGACTGCTTTGGTAGCCACCGTTGGGGTGGACATCTATAGATTTTCTTACCCAGTTGCGACAAGCGAGTACGTGTTCGTTTACGGCGCCGAGAACTTTGGTGGGGATTCGGGAGTAGTTTTGTCTGCAGATGGATTCTCCGTAGTCCACAACGCGGATTATGTTCTAGCTGCCTTTACAACCGCCCCTCCGGGCAACCACAGAACAATAGTTGTGGCTGACGGTAAACTGGTTTTTATTAGCGCGGGCACCATAACAGTGTTTTCTCTGCCAGACCTTAATCTGGTGCAGACGTTTGACATGTCTTCTATAGACGGCGCCCTCCCCGATGGTGTATCTGGAGTAAACGCAGCGGGGGGCAAAGTCTTATACAGCATACCGGGCTCGAAGCGGACTGTTCTGTACGACGTGCCTACAAACACAGTGTCGACTTTTGCCTACACGGCTATTCAAAGTAGGACTGTGGCGTCATTTATTAACGTGGCGGGTATAGAACGCGTTGGTGTGTTCGCGACACAGCTCAGTGAGCCTATAGCGGTGCGCTCGGCTAGCGATCTAACGAGCGTCGGAGCCACCGGCACGCCTAACGCCAATGCCCAAAGTATGATGTTCCAGAGAACCGCGGGTTTTCTTGGCAGCCCAGACGGCAGTAACGAAGTCATTGTGGGTGCGTATGGCGGAAGAGGGGCGGGTGGCTCTACAACTGGAAACTACGACCTAGACTATTACCCAGATGTGTTTACTACAAGCACAAACTACCGTGTAAATGACACTGCCGGGACCGACTTGTTCCCCTACAGTGTGCACCTTCACCGAGCTACCGGGAAACTCATATCGGTAGAAAACGCTGAGTCCGAGCTGAACATATCTGCTACCGATCTGGTCGGCCAAACCATGCAGGTACGCCCCCCGGCGGTCGCAGTTACAGGACTTACTAACCGCGTCTCGGACTTCTTTATGAGTTCGTATGATGCGTTTGTTCTGACGTCTACTCAACAAACGTACTGGCTCGACGTAACAGACCCGGAGAACTGGGACACCGTGGCTTCCTCCCCCTACTTTCAATGGGATGGTAGCGTGTGGGTGTTCGGGGATGAGGGAGGAACCCCCGAGGGCGCAGAACTTCGAACTGCTGCCCCGCTGGTAGGGCTCGTACCGCTCAGACTACGGTTGACGCTGGGCCCAAAGATAAGCCAGTTCGGGACCAGCGACTACGTTAAGCTCTATGCTGAGGGGGGGGTATCCAGCAACCGTGCTACGTTCTTTGGGCGGGGGTGGCTGCCGTACGACGAGGCCGCGCTGGAACACGTTTTCACCTCGGACGAGTTCGTCTATCCCGCCTACGTCGAGAGCCTTGAAGCTGGGACTGGGCTGTTTATGTCCAACAACTCGTACGAGCTTGTTGAGCTCCGAAAGATTGAGGTACTGGTCACGGGGGCACCCATACCAGACGAGTTCTGGACAGCGTTCAACCAGACCCAAGAAATTTTAGTCCCCCTGTCTGATGTCGAGTAAGGTCGACGTCCACATAGGGCTAAGCGGGGCGGAGCCACAAGCGTGGCTCGACCGCTGCTTGCGGTCGCTTGAAGGTCAGCCAGTGAACATACGCTTCGTAGATGCGGTACCGGGTGACGTGGGTTCTATGCGTGCTAATGGTTACGCGCTAGGCACGTCAGGGCTTGTGAGCTATGTGGACCCTGACGACTGGGTAGAGCCATGGACATACGCGTGGGCGGTGGAACAGATGCGAGCCCCCGAAGTGTCTGCGTGCTATGTGAACCACGGGCTGTACGAAGAGTGCGGGGCCGTTAGAACACGGCTATGGTTTGACCAGCTCGCTCCAGACGTGGGGTTTGCCAAGTGTAAGCAGATGCACCACGGCGTCGTGCACCGGCGCGAAGTTATTGGAGGGGTATTGCCTCTGCTTAGGGGAGTAACCCTGCGCGAGTGGCAGTACGCTAACCTGCAAGCACTAAAGGCCGGCAAGGTAGTTGGTACATTGCGCGAGGGGTACGGCTGGAGGGTAACGCCGGGCGGAGCACATAAGGTAAGACCTATCCTGCCTCCGCCCACTGCCAGCGAACGGTGGAAGGCGGAAATGCAGAGGATACTGTTAGCAAGCTAAGTTCCTAGCAACCCTAGCAAAGTTTTAGGGAAACTCTTTATAAAAGAGAAAACTCATTGTCTTATAAAACAAATTAAAAAATAAAAATAAAAAGTTTTTTATAGTATATAAGTACTAGGGTTACTAGAGAGCTGTTTGTTAAGGGTTTTTTCCTAGCAATCCTAGCAACCCTAGCAAACCGCATAGTGAATTTTTCCGACGTATCAACCGTTTGCATATCAGGGTAAAATGTTTTAGCGAATTTATTGGAGGTGGCTTGTGAGCAAAATTACCGACAACTTGAGAAATAAAGCGCAGATGGCTAGGGATCGACTCCGTAATATGCGGTCGGGCACTGCGGCCAGCGGCGGAAATACTCCGGTGCGCCTTAACGGCCCGTCCACTACTACGGGCGTAGCGACTCAGCCCCGTGGGGCCTCCCCACTTGCGCAAGCAGGTTCCGGTGGTGCTGGCGGTGGCGGCTTACGCCCCCCGACAACAACTGCTTCTCCTACTCCACCGCCAAAAGGCGGCTTACCGACGTTTGTTAACGACACCACTACTGCTAAGAGTAAGTTAGGTCAGGTGGGTAAGGCGCTCGGTAAAGGCGGAATACTGCGTGGGTTGGGTCAGCTCGGCACCGTAGCCGCCGTTACCAGCATGGGTGTAGAAGCTGCTGAGAATGCTCGGCAAGAAGCTGGCACTGCGGACATGGCAGATCTGTTTGCTCGCGGTCGTGCTGGAAAGCTCGAGAATACAGGCCCCGGATACAGCGGCGGTGCGCCATTAGATCCTACCTTCGAAGATCTTGGTGACAAAGACGGTCTTGTCGCCCCCGGCCAAGCGCCTGAGTGGGCCCGTAACTTTCAGGCTGACCCGTTTACGTCTGGCTCAGTACCTCAGGCCGACCCCAATGCCTCAGACACCCCCCGTGCTAGGCAGCTTCGTCAGATGGGTGTGCCCCAAGAAGCTATCGACTCAGCACCTATTGAAGAGAATGACCGGCGCGCTGTGCTGGCCCCTGACGGTAGGGGCGTCGCTGGGCAGACTTACAACTTAGGCAAGTTCGGCTCCCAAGACCCCAACGGTGATATCTTCGGCACTGCTGATGAGAACGGTCGGGTGAACAACTTCGCCGGCGTGGGCACCCCCCGCACAAACGAGCAGCGCATGGCAGAAGGCCTACGGTCTGCGGGCCGTAACGAGCGGGCGCTTGAGATTGCTCAAGGGAACAACCGCCTACGTAGCGAGCAGATTAACGGCGTAGGGTACTCCGAAGAAGACCGGGCTAATCAGCGGGCTAATCAGCGAGAGCGGAACCTGCGCGCTGATCTTGATACCAGCACTCCTTCAGGACAACGGGCCCTGACCGCGGCTCTTGAAGGCGTAGAGACGCAGCGCTTGTCTGAGATCAACGGGCTACGCAGCAACGCCGCTGCTACTGAGCAGCAGACTATTGCCGGTAATGCGCAGCGTGATGTAGCTGGGATAAACGCCGCCGGCGATCTGCGTACCGAGCGGTTGAAACAGACCCAAGAAGGTATCCGCAGTCAGGCAAAAGCTACTGCAGACGCGGCCAAAGTTAAGCGGGAGCTTGGCGAAAAAGGCTGGGAGCGGTACAACAACACTGTCGACCGTATGTTCTCAGAGCCTGATGGTAATGGCGGGTATCAGACTAACAAGATAGAACAGGAGAAGTTCCGCACGTTTGTGGAATCCAGCGACCTTATACTGGGCAGCGAGGAGTTTACGAGTAAGCCTCCCCAAGCACAGGCCAACATCCTGCAAGACCTACGCCGTCTGCAAGAGATGGGTGTCAGGCTGAACGAAGCCAAGGGTCAAGATTTGGAGGGCGTGGACCCGGTTACCATGATCCGTGAGGCTACGTGGGAGGATGCCACCGGTGTTTTCTCAGACGATGGTATATCGTACTTCGACTACCTATACTCCAACCTGCTGGCTACTGATAACCAGTTGGTAGAGACCCAGAGCGGTAAGAAGATCCTGCGCTCAGATCTGAACCCAGACAGTAACGCGGAAGTTACCCGGCTTATGAATCCCGGCACGTTACGCAACCAGTAAGGTATACACAATGGCTCAAAGACGTGAGAGCAGGCTTTCAGGACTACGCACTGGTGGGAACCGTCTAGCAGGGCTTTCAGCCACTGAGGTGCTCACGCCTGAAGAGCGGTATGACGTACAGAACCCGAACGACAACCAGTTCTTTAAAGGCCTGCGCACTGCTTCGGCCAACATCTCTACTGGAGCGTTGCGTAACGAGCAGCTTGATGCTGAGTTGTCTGGTGACACAGAAGCAGAGGATATAGCTCGCCGAGGCGCTGAGCGTATCGAACGTGACCGCGGCATGTACGCGCCTAGAGTAAATTCCCTGCGGGATATCAACAACGCTGGGGATGCTGGCGACTACGTAGCTAGTTCGTTTGGCCAAGGTCTAGGTTCCATGGCGCCATCTGTTGCCGCAGCTCTGGCCACCCGCGGTCTGGTAAAATCCCCGCTGGCTACGTTCACGTCCGCCGGCGCTGCTTCTTATCCTCAGGTTAGGGGCGAGGTGGTTTCCGAGCAGTACAACGACCCTATTCTCGCAGCGGCCAGCGCAGAAGACCGCGACACTATAGCCACCCGCGTGGGTCTGGCAGGCTCAGCACTTGAAGCCGTCGTACCCACCGCGCTGTCCAGAACTCTGCTTCGTGGCCCCGCCGGCGAAGGTATCCGCGGCACTGCTCGTACGGCAGGACGGAACCTTGTTACTGAGGGCTCTACAGAAACGGCTCAGACTGAGGCACAGTTCTTGGGTGCCCGGGCGCTCGACTCTACCCGCGAACGCGACCCGATGGCTTATGCTGACGCCTTCGCTGCTGGTGCCATTACTGGCGGCGGTACCTCTGTCGGTGCCAGCGCTGTACGCCCAACACTCGGAGCTGCTCGTGACGTAGCCGGCGCCGTGGCCCGCCCAATCGCTGACGGCCTAGGTGCATTGTCTTCGCGCAAAGGGCCTACGCGCCCGAACGACACCGGACCGGTTGACGTCAGCGGCGACCCTACACAAGAGGCACCGACGGCTGAAGACAGCGTGTTCTACGAAGCTAAGCCCGAAGATCTGGCCGACGAGATCATGGCCGGTGATTCTGACCCCAGTCTGGTAGGCGCTACGCGGGAAGAGACTGCTGCGAACATGGACGCGTCAGAAGAGCGCCGAGTGCTCGGTGCCCAGCGCCTGAAAAATGAGATCTTAGCGCGTACTGACATTCCCGAAAACGTGAAAGCACAGATCCGTGAGTCTGGCAGCGTCACAGACCCCGCAGTGCAGAAGCGCATCGCTGAGACTTACAGGAAAGCCAACGCGCTCCGTGATCTGGGTGACGCGCTACCAGACGAAGACGCTACGGTTGCTGACTTTACAGAAATGAAAGACGGCGGCGTTAAGAGGAAGAACCTGCAGAACATGCAGACAACTAAAATGCCTCAGCTGGTTAATACTCTGGCGCGAGCACTCGGCCCTCAAGCTGATCAAGCACCAAAGATAGCCCGACAGCTTACGGCTCTTGCCGCGCGCTTAGACCAGAGTTCTCTGGACGCAGACACCGTCGAGGCTCTGACGCGTACTCGCGACGCGCTCGGCGGGCTGGACACTACTGGCGCTATCCAAGAAGTTTTGTCAGCGTCACTGCCCGCTCTGGCTAAAGGCATGGAGGCTATTCAGGCTATCCCGTCCGCCTTGTCCGACGTGCGTGGCAGCGAGGGTCAAAGCTTCTTGGAGTCCATGATGCCTCGGCGCTTGCCGCGCAGCGTAACCAACACGGTCGCTCGGTTCATTGACGACAACGCTGCTGGCTATCCAAACATGGAAGGCGGGCGTCGCGACCGCGTGCTCAATACGATGACTCAGGCCTTCGGGTCACCTGAGCGCGCTGAGATCGTGATGGATTATTACGGAGAGCTGCGTCGCCAGTCTGCTAAGGACGAAGCTGACCGCGCCATGAATGACGGCGAAGAAGCCATCGCGACTCAGGACGACCAGACTATTCGCGGCGAGCCTGTAACAGAAGGCACGCTCCAAGAAGGTATGGATAGCGACTACGAAGGGTTGGACCCGGGCTATGATGAGGGCGACGCCGAGCCAGACGCTGTGGAATCTCGGGACGTAGAAGCTGAGAACCAAGGTATTCAGCAGACCACCGAGGATATCCTTAACCGTCCAGAATACGTGTTCCAGAAAGGAGACGAGCCGTTCCGTGCTTTCGAAGGCAGCGAGCTGAGCAACAAGCGCGTGCAGTCCATTGCTTCTGCCGAGGCTTCCAAGCGCCGTGGTACTGAGGTGGCTGATACTCAAACGATCACCATGAACCAGTACGTTGAGGAGACTGGTGGTTCACCAGAAACCGAGTATCAGAAAATCTCCAAGCGACTGGACGACAGAATCAGCAGCTTGGCGGGTAGATCTAACCTATCCAAGATCGACCGTGACCGGCTAAACGAACGGCGTGGTGAGCGCGCGCTTATCGATAAGCTGTACGAAGAAGGCGGTGCCGCCGCAGTGCTCGAACAGTTCCAAGTGATTAAAGTTCAGAACGCTTCGCCAGACGATTCTCGCGCTTCGGACGCAGAGCTTGGTTCTATGCGCACGATGCTGAACCGCGAACCTAACATCAAGGAGCTTACTCGCCGGCTGAACACAGCTCTCAGAGAGAACAGAATATCTCAGCAGGAGGTGGACAAGCAGCTTGGTGAAGCAGTGGAACGCAGAGACAAGATCCGGCAGACCCGTATCACGTTCGAGATGGCCGACGGCACGACTACGCCTCTATCGGCAGAGTCTATGTGGAAGACTATCGCAGCGAAGACCGAATCACGTCAGAACGAGCGCGAAGACGTACGCCTGCGCCGACTGTTCCACGAAGCTGTAGCGCTGGTGCTTAACCGCCCAGACGTTGTCGGCATTAAAAAGACAACTGAGAAACAGGTCCGTAGAAGCGAGAACCCTAACACTCCGCCGAACACCGCGCCTGAACAGATAATCCGCGAGCTGCCACGCGTACGCTTGCAGGTAGACGGTAAGTTATTTAACCGTCCGGAGCCTAACCCAAGCTATCGTGCGCAGGTTCGAGAGACTCTGGAAAATGGCCGTTTCAGCCTTAGCCAGCTAAAAGCTACGATGGACGATCTGGTTGACCAGTACTGGGCGGCAGACGATAAAGTCCGCGAAGCTCCTACGTCGAACGTAGATGTTCCGCCTATAGACCCAGAGAATCCTACAGTCGAGGGCCCAACGCGCAAGACTGTCCTGCTGCCGAGTGGTAAAAACTTCGACAAGTACGACAGCCGCAAGGAAGAAATTAAGGGTGAGCTCGATGAGCGGATCGACAAGACCCAGCGTCTGCTCGATAACGCTATGGTTGAGAGTAAGCGCCGTAGTGCCGGGTTCGAAGAAAATATGTCCCCAGCAGAAAAGTCGGCTGAGGCTAAGCGCAAAGCAAAAGCGCAAGCGGACAACCCGCTCATTGATAACATCCCGTCGCAGGCTTACAACCGTGAGCGTCTGCGTTTGATGCGCGATGCGCGCAACGCTATGAAAGAAGCCGACGACGTCGAAACTGTGCTGAACTTGCTGGATGATCGCCTAGAAGTCGGCGACCCTGATTCCAAAGTTCCAGACACAAAGCCGGTGAACAACGGCACCCCGCAGGACCTGAACAAGCAGGGGCGCGACCGGTACGAGACTGGCAACCATCTGTTCGAGCAGGACCCAAAAAAGAACCAACGCACCCGTAAAGGAGTGCAGGACGAAATCAACAAGGTCGAGAAGTCGCTGGAGCGCACCGAAGATCCAGCGAAGCGCCAGTCTATGCTGGACACACATACTGACCTGTTGAACGAGCTGTACTCTATACCTAAGCAGGCAGAACCGGTCGGCCAACCAGCCAGCAAGCTCAATCGTGAGCGCGTAAAACCCGGCGCCATGGGCGTAGAGTCTGGGCTCGACGTGCTGCGTGCTGTTCGCGGCAACCGGCCAGTTAAAACTCAGGAGCCATACCTGCAGCGCATCGTAGCCAATAAAGGCTACCGGGAAATTGCACCGGGCCTTTGGGCACCGCCCGAAGATTCTGGCACTGATATCAAGCCCGCTATGCGCATGCTTAGCGATAAGTCCTTAGAGGCTTTGTACAACGTCGCGGTCGAGGGCAACCTCGCACGTCTGGACAGCGCGAACAAGAAAGCTGCGTTTGACGCTATGTCTGACGTTGCTAAAGAAATGCTCGGCGCTATCCCCGAAGCTGGCCGCACTGAGAAACAAGCAGAGCTGCTGTCAGCGTTGAACAAAACTGCGCGCCAAGTCAGCAACGGTGGGAAACGCATCGTCCGTAATACGTTCATCGGCGAAGTGGCTGATCCCGAAGGAGCCAAGAAAGCAATCGAAGCCCTTAACGCCGGTATCGAAGCGGGCATGGTCTGGAACCAACACGGATGGTTCAACGGCCCTGACGGCAAGATGCGTAGGGAGTTCGATGACGCCTCCATTGCCGACGCACTAAAAGCTGTGTTGAAGCGGACAAATGGCCCGGATGCCCGAGCCTTAGAGGAATCGCTTTATAGTAACGGCGAACAAACCGACCCGACTGTAGACCAGCTCGTAGCTACTGGGACCATCCCATTAACAGTGATCCTTGACGGGATAGGTAGTCAGGAGCTAGCCAACGTGTTTGGGTACACGCTCGGCTCATTATCAGATACAGGCGCAAGCAACAGCATAGATGATTTCGGTGCCATAATGATTTCACCTTTCCGCGAAGAAGCGGATGCTGAAAAAATGCAGCATGCAGGGTCATTTAACAACTCGACAAAAATACTGGAGGTAAACCCTGCTGCTTCTGCGATGTCTGAACTTCCAGATAATGTAGTGAATGAAATTATAAATAACGCCACTGGTGCTAACCCTAGCGCCAACGCGAAAAAGTTCACTCTTTTTTTGAAAGGTGAGAGCTCACTTACCCAGATTGAGGCGGTAGAGCTATTAGCAAAAATGGCTACCGAAGCAGGGTACAAGACCTCGACATACAACCTGTTTGTCGACGGTGTCACCTCTACGTTCCTGCATGAGTTTCAGCACGCCATTCAAGCTGCTGAGGGCTTCGATGGTGGCGGCAACCCTCTCTCCGGCCTAATTCTTAGATACACTGACTACACTCTGGACGACATGCTGGCCGACGATGCAAATATGTCGAGCATGCAGGCCGAAGCGTTTTCTAACGCGCGTAGGGCGGGTGGCCCTGATGCGGACATAGAGAAGCTGGCTTTTGAGGCCTACCAAGATCTTGTAGGCGAGATTGAAGCTCGCGACGTCGAAGAACGCAAAAACATGACTAGCGGAGAGCGAAAAGCCGCTTTGCCCGAGCTTATGACCCGCGAGGATTTTGTTCGCTCGCCCATAAGCATTAACAACCAAGCCCGTATCAGCGAGTTCGTTCGCTCGTTTAAGAAGAGCAACATGAACCCTCGCCGCGGTCGCCCAAGAAACTGGAGCCAAGCTGAGAAGCAAGAGCTCATCGATGAGATTCGCCGGATACGTGGCGAAGACGTGCGCGTGTCTTTCGAGACGTTTGCAGAAATCGGTGCTTCCGGCGAGTTCTCTATGGACGAGGACCACCAGAACCGTTTGATTCGTCTTGCGGTTAACGCCGGTGATATGAAGTCCGTCGCGTGGCACGAGTCGCTGCACGACTTCTTCCACAACATGGGCACATCTCCAGAAGCTCGTAAGCTCAAGGCTTCTTTGTTGGCGTCGTCTAACCGCCCGGTGATTAAAGCCGAACTGCGCAAGCTACTCGCGAAGCACCCCAACGCACTGAAACAGATCGAGGGCCGTTCGCCCGAGGCTTCCGAAGAGCGTCTGGCATACATGTTCCAGTTTTGGGCCGAGGGCAAGCTGGACATAGACACCGTTGGCGAGAACATCTTCCAGCGGCTGGCCCAGCTTATCCGCGAACTGATGGGCACTGTCAGCGCTGACCAAAAAGTCGCGATGGTCATGGCAGCTCTGCACGAAGGTGCACTGACCAACCCGAACATCGTAGCCGAGGTCATGGCGGAACGTGGCCAGACCATGGAAGAGAAGATGGAGCAGCACCTCCCGTTCTTGAGAAAGAGCCGGGACGTAGTGCTGGGCGGCGCGACCGACAGGCTGCGTGATACCGGGCTACCTGCTCTGATCGAGATCGCAGACGCCCTGCACCAAGAAGCTGAGTTCGAAGACAGCCAGTTGCCGTTCCTGCAGCGCCGGTTCATGCGCGAAGGCCAGTGGTCCAACCGCATGGAGAATATCTTCGACGGCTCCACGACTGCTCAGCGCAAGACGGCTATTAAGAACTTTCAGTCGATGACACCGGTGACTGAAGCTTCAAGCCAGATCGAAAAGGATCTGGAGCAGTTCTTTATAGAGATTCGCAAGTACATGATCGACTCAGGCGTGATGAACAAGAACAAGGACGGTGCATGGGTGCCTATGGGTGAAGTGAAGAACTACTTCCCTCGGGTGTTCGACCGCTCAGCGATTCTTAACGACCGCGAAGGTTTCCGCCAGTTGCTGATCCGTGACAACGTCTGGCCCCGCGAGGCAGATGCAATCATCCGTGCGTTGACTCAAGGCGATGGGCGCTTGGAGCTGGCTGAAAACGAGCACCATCTAGGCTTCACACCCTTTGCTGCTTCGGTGCAGAACCGCCAGTTGACGTTCATCAAAGAAGACAACGCCGCTGACTACGCCAAGTACCAGTCTCAGGACATGGCCGATATTATGATGGGCTATGTTAAGCAGGCAGTCCATCGTGCTGAGTACGCCAAGGACTTCGGCAATGACGGTAAGTGGATTTCTGACAAGCTGGCCGAAGCTGGGCGCCAAGGGGCTACCGCCGAGGAACTGAAAGCAGCCAACAAACAGGTTCAGGCTCTTGAGGGTACGCTTGGCCACGACATGAACCCGCGCATGAAAGAATACATGTCCATGGCGATGACCTACCAGAACGTGATCCTGTTGCCGCTGGCGATATTCTCACAGATGGTAGACAGCCTCGGACTTGGCGTGCGCACCGGCAGCTTGAAAGAAGCAGGCTCAGGATACACGCGTGCGCTGAAAGACTTGAAGCGGGCCATTACCCGGGACAAGACCTACGACTACGACCGCGAGCTGGCTGAGATGTTGGGTGTTATCAGCAAGGACAACATGCTGGAAGCCATGGGTCAGACCTACGGCAGCATGTATATGTCCCGTAGTGCGCGGAACATCAACCGGGCGTTCTTCAAATACAACGGCATGCAGGGCTGGAACAATTCCATGCGCATAGCGGCTACGGTCGCCGGCGAGCGCTACATGCTGCAGCACACAGCGGACAGCCGCCGGATGGAAGAGCTCGGCGTGAAGCCCGTGGACATTAAGCCCGGACCTGATGGCCGGCTGGCTATTACAGCCGACCAGTTTGTGGAACGCGGCATGACCCGGGCCAAAGCCGAGCAGTCCTCCGAGCGGGTGCAGCAGGCGCTGTTCAAGTTCGTAGACGGCGCGGTCATCCGTCCTAACGCTGCGCACCGGGCAGTATGGATGAGTGACCCGCGCTTCATGCTGATCGCCCACTTGAAGCAGTTCGCCTTCTCGTTCCAGAGTGTGATTCTGCGTCGCGCCACACACGAATCCGAGAACGAGAACATCAAGCCCATGCTCATGCTGGGCATGTACGTGCCGGTGATGTTTGCAGCGGACATGGCTAAGTGGACTCTGACCGGCTCGGTACCACCAGACTGGACTTTTTACGATCACTTCATGCACTCGGTGACACGCTCTGGGCTCTTGGGTAAGAGCGAGTTCTACAACGAAGCGTTTGGTGACGCAGCACGCGGTAACATTCCGGGGCAGTCGTTTGTTCTAGGCCCCACCGGCGAACATGCCGCGGAACTGATGAACTTTGCTGCCGGCGACCCTCGCATAGATACCGAGGACGTGTTCGACCGGTCAGTCCCCGGCGCGAGGTACTTCGAATAAAACAAATGGTATAGTACGCAGGCAAAACCCACTGTACGGAGAGCACAAGATGAGAGCACTTTCGGTATTTAGCATATTCATGTTGGCGCTGACAATCGCCGCCTGCGCCGCTGCTCCACAGACACCCAAGCAAACCATGGCGGCAACCTACGTGGCGATTGAAACACTGGCGGACACCGCCCTGCTGGCGTTTGAGTCCGGCGACATTGACCGAGACACCACGACACGTATCTACAAGAAGCTGCAGGAGGCGAAAACCTACGTCGACCTGAGCGCTGTGCTGGAAGGTAGCACCCTGACAGACGGGGACCGATCCCGCTTGGAGCTGGTGCGCGACCTGCTTGTAGAAGTGGAAGCCATGATTAGGGAGAACGCTAATGAGTAGCACCGTAACGACTTTAATGGTCCTCTCGCAGGCGGTCACCCTGCTGAACGCTGCGGTATTATTGGCAGGCAACAGCGAAAAGTACCGCGCACTGGTGGCCAATGCCGTGGCCGAGGGTCGGGACATCACCGAGGGGGAGCTGGAGCGGCTCAGCGTCGACGCCCAGTCCGCTATCGACAAGCTGGCCCCGTGAGTAAGTTCAACGCCCTGCATATACAATACTTGGGTGCGGGCCGGTGGCTAGTCTTGGCGAGATTTGAGTACACACCGGGTGGAGGCCTGCCGGCAGTGCAGGTGCCGAAGGGTTTTGTCACTGACATAGACAGCGTACCCCGCATTCCGGGGGTCTACGCCCTGTACAAAGGGCACGCGACGTATTCTGCCGTGGTGCACGACTGGCTATATGAGCAGGGTAGGGGCAAAATAGCAGCTGACCGCACGTTCTTGGCGGCCATGAAGCACGAGGGGCTCCCAATCTGGCGCCGCTGGCCCATATTTCTGGGCGTCGCCATCTTCGGATGGCTCATCTACAAGGAGAAATCAGGATGCTGAAGCAACTACTGGCTATGAGCCTACTACTGGCGCTGTCTACCGCGGCTTTTGGAGGCGAGGCGCCTGCCAATCTGAGTTGGGTAGCCCCAGATACCCGAGAAGACGGCACTCCGCTGACGCTGGAAGAAATAAAAGAGTATCTGATTTATTACACTATCGACGGGCAGACGCCGGGTGACGGCTCCCCCATTGTCGTGAATGGCACGTTAGGTAGCCAAACGGTAACACTGGATCTGTTGCCTCGGGCCGCTCCGTATGTTGTAGGGTTTGCTATATCCACCGTGGATATGGATGGGCTCAAGTCGGTGCGATCTAATGTAGTTAGCAAGACCTTCAACATCGACAGCACAGCGAAACCTTCTGCACCGACTGACATTCAGTTTACGATTATCTGTGGTGCAGGCTGCACGATCACTGAAAAAGTAGGGCAGTGACATTGGTCAAATACTATCTTGTGCCAGTCATTGAAGACCCAGAGCTGGGCGGCAAGATTCCAGACACCGCTGCGACATCGTGGACGGCTCGCTACCTGTCCGACACGGTTTGCCTGATTCGTGATCCAGACGGCTCACAGAATTACCCGCCGTTGCTGGACAGCACACCGGTAGGGACTTTACCCCTAGAAGTGCAGCCAACCATGACACCCGACGAGATAGATATTGTGTACGCAAAGTGGGGCATAGAGCCTATGTCGTTATGGAGCATGTTGGATGACCGAGTGGGGGGCGTCTAATGGCTCAGTTCTTTGAAGACTTCCGAGGTAAGACCCTCGACTCCACTCCACCGGAGTTTTCCGTTGCTTGGGAAGGGCCGCTCAGTCTGCTCGTAAAGGCAGGGAACCCGCTTGCCGGAAGCGCCAATCA